TTAGCTAAATTAATTTTGGGGCCCCTCTGAAACCCTTGCCAGGCAGGCGTTTCGGCGAGGGGGCTAAAAAAAATAAAAAAAATTGGCCCTTGACAGGGCCACAGAGGGGTGGTATACTAGGAGGTCATGGGTGAAAAATCGCTCGCACCCTCAGAAAAAAAACTTGACAAACGATATATAACGTGTAGTAATCACATATCCACAGCACGTTTAGCCATTTATTTTAGCCTTTTTTAATATTATGGGGAATAGTGGGTATTTGTGGGATACTATGGGAAAATCCTCCGCTAGCGTCTAGGCACTGTTACGCTCTCTCCTGTATTACTATTATAGAGACTCCATCCAAAGGCATATACACTCACAAGCAACCATCCTTCTTCTCTTTTATAGTCTTCTAGTCTCATTCTTCTTATCCTTGTAACCCATGTAATTGGGTATCTTATCTTCTTGTTTCTTTATCCATGCATGATAGGCGTTAATCATCTTTCTTATTAAGTTTCTCATACATTTGTTCCCTTATGTCTACTACCTTCTCATTCTCTATGATATCAATAATAGTTTGTGTGAGGTGTTGTTCTTTCCTGAGCCAGAAGAGTTTTCTATTGATCTCTTCTAGTTGTTCCTCATAGAATTCAATCTCTTTCTCTTTACGGAGGCGTTGATCTATAAGGTCGGTAATGAATATGATTCTCTTTTCATTCATTTTCTTTACCACTTATCAATAAACACTTTGAGTGTTCTATCATCGTCTTGTATATCATGAGACATAAACTCACCCTTCTTGAAGTATCGAACATACTCACGTCCTTCTGGGCCAATCACTTCAAGGCGAGATACTTTTGTGAACTTTCTTTCACGTTCTAACTCACCTACTCTTTTGACTAACCACCAAGCATACTCTTGGAGTTGTTCATGGGTCATGTTCTTGATTGTTCCAGGCACTTCAGTCATCTTTCTTTTACTTCATCCATCTTATCTTCTTCCCATAGTGTTCTTCGAATGATTTGATTAGTGTTTCATATGGTATGAGTTCTTCTGATTCTACTGTATCTAACCAATCACTGAATCTATTCCAATCCTCACCATGCATAGGGTCTACACCGTATTCGTGCCACCCATCATATCCTTCTTTACTATCGTCTCTTATGTCGATACGTCCTGCCGAATATTGAGTAGTTGGTGTAACTCCATCTGGTTCCAGTAGTCCACGTTCTTCATACCAGTAAAGGTTGATTGGGCCCATCCAGTTGGTGCTATAGGTTATCATCTTCTTTCACACCGTAGTATGCCAGGATGAGTTCGAATGCATTGATATGTTCTTTCATTCTCTTTAAATCAGTCTTCTTGTCTGTATCGAATATCGCCATACCTTCATCATTCTTACGGTTTTTCCTATCGTTCTTTAACCCTTCTAGCATTGTCTGCATTTCTTTGATGATGATTGCATCCAATTGGTCATATGTCATCTGTATAGTGTATTCCATAATCTTATCCTCTATTACTGTAGTGCCGGTTGGTTCTCTAGTAACCACATGCATTCACCTACGTCTTCTTCGTTCACTCCATACATCTCTATGCATTTGGTTTGATTGGTTGGGGGTAGTTCTGTTATGCATATAGGGCAGTCATATGAGGGTTCTTGGACTGCATGGGCATCTTGCATTAGTATCTTCAGACATGCAAATATCAACAGTATTCCTACGATCTTTACAATCAGTGTGTCATCATTCATAATCAGTGTCTCTTTTATATTCTTCGATCAGTGCGATCAGTTCTTCTAGCAAGTCTCTGTCGGTTGGTTTGTCTGTGTCCAACTCCACTTCAATCTTTATCTTCATTTGATAACATCTCTTCTGCCCATCGTAGCAGAGCTTCACTTCGTTCTTCGATATCCCTTGCTTGGTCTACGATGATATCCATATCAGTAGGGACACTCCAGTTATCATTCGCTGATAACCGTTCTTTTATTGGAAATTCAATTACTTCGCCCATGTGTTCATATCCATCATGTTTTCGGGTTGTTCTTGTAACATGTATGCGTTACCGTCTCTACAGAGGTCTTGTGCGACACCGTATCCATATACATTTGCACCATACATTTCTTTATGGCAACGATAGACTGAACCAGAGTTTCCAATGAAGTTGTAATAATCTCCATCTTCTACCACTGATTCAATACCACTATTCAGGCGCCATGAGTCGCCACCCAAGTAACCACCACTCCAACTACCCAATACACGGAAATGAGGGTCAGTGCCCTCAACACGAATAATCATCCACTTATCTGGGATATATTCACTCACGATTCTTTTCCTCACGTTCTTTCGCCCGTTGACGTTCTTCATCTGTCATTGGGCGAATGTCCTTTTTCATAGGAGGCAAGGGGGGATTGTTCTCCCCATAGTTGCCATACTCATCAAATCCTCTATTGCTCATGGTAACACCTTTCTGATTGCAGTCAAGAGATTTTCCAATCTTTCGTGTGACATATTGTCCAGAACAGGGTCGTATTGTGGTTCTGGGTCGTGTATATGGTCGCCGATACGGTTGAAGAGTTCGGCAAGAACTACATCTGTGCCGAACTCATTGATGTTGACTTCTTTAGTCACTTTCCATTTCATAATTATACCTGTTCAGTATATAACTCTTCTTCATCAACACCCAAAGACTTAATCAGTGACTTGACTTCGTTGCCGTTATCATTGTAACAGTCAAAGAATGCACGATTGAGAATGTTCGATGCAGTAGACTCTGTTGCGAGGCCGTGCAAACGAGGTTGGGTGAAATCCTTCTGTTTTGAGCTGTTGTTCTCCACATAATCACTCAGTGCATTCTTCAATTCGAATACAGAGGCAGTTGTGACAGAACGGTCGCTCTCATTTGCCTGAAGCAACTGTGCCATACCTACCCACAAGTAGATGGACATAGTGCGTTCTGTGCCCCATGCATTACGAATCAATTCAGATGCCTCTGCAAAGTAACGAGGGGGAATCTTATCCCACACATTACGCAACATTGCAAATCCACCTAGTGAATAGTGTCCATCGCCTGGGTTAGTTCCTTCCACATCAATCTTACATAACTTCAGAAGGTCGAGAATCTTCATTGCAGTTGCTTCGTTGAATACAACCTCAGACTTGAAGATTTCGCCTGGCTCCATACGAGTCTGGTCTGCATTGCGAATCTTAAACATTTTCGCTTCTTTCTGTTGTTGTTCTAGAACAGAAAGTGTCTTATCATGGATATAGACAGAGGCAGCAATCTGAGTAAGTCCTACGATGCCTGCCATGATAACACGGTGAAACCCATCCCAAACGTAGTAGTTGCCATCTGTGCGAACTGCAACGTCAATGTGTCCAGCAACGTCCTTATCAAATCCACCCTGTTCAATGAGTCGATTGATGAGCGCCTGAATACGCAACTTGCGTTGATAGGTAAGGTCTACAAAAATTTCTTTGATTGAGATACAACCGTCTTCTGTATAAGGTTTTGCCTTGTTAAGACTGTCAATTGTATCAGACTTAAAATTGTCGATTGACTTGATAATGTCAATAATTTTTTGAACAGGTTGAACACCTGATAGGGCCATAATCTCGGCCATTGCGTGTGACTTCTTCATGTTTTTCTCCTTTATGTTCCATAAAGTGCCTGTGTAGTCCTTTCGGAATACATGATTATATAGTAGTCTATTTGTAAGGAAATGTCAATAGAAAATTATGACTTTTCTAACTCTTGTTCGAGGATATCAATCTCTTTAGAGAGGGTTTCGATATGGTGTTTGATAATGTCTATGTCATACACAAGGCCAGTCTCCTTATGTGACGCATAGGACAACCACTGATTAGTCAAACTGTTCAGTAGTTGTCTGTATTGATTGTGTTGTTGAATTAGTCTATCTAGGCGTGTCGCTTTCAACATATAATCTCCATACCTCATTTCAAGTTCTTTCTAATCTTGTTGATAATCTGTTCTGCCTCTGGATAAGAGGTCATAGGTTTAATCATTTCCTCTTCGATAGTCTCATGCAAGAGGATTTGGATAAGTGTCAACACTTCTAATTGTTCTTTACGAGGCAGACTGTGTGTAAAGTTCATAAGTTCATCGTATGATTCACATGTATAAATCACGTCCAGAAACATACACTGTTCCTCAGTCAGCCCCTCTATTCTTAACTCTCGCATAGATTATCCTTATTGTTGTTATAACAAATGCAATACCCATAATGATAAGCCACTCCTCAAATAGAATGAGTGGTTCACCAATGGGGTATTCCAATAGTCTCTCTCTACCCATTAGTGCAGCGTATATCATCATCAAAAAGTAACTATAGAAGGGTATGATGATGAAACGTGTCACTAAATCTTAAGTCCATTTGTGGGCAATACGAGTCCACTCACTTGTTGTTTGTAACCCTTTGCCATTTCTTCTACTGTTTTAATAACAAACATCACACCACTGCGATTGAATACCAGACTACCATCTGGGGTTTCGCCTGTCATACAGACGCCATCCACGAGTCCCACTCCCTGTTGATTCGCCTGAACCATACGAGGGCGGTTTACTTCATATCCTTCTGGCGAACTATTAACCAACTCACCAATAATCTCTGCACCGTTAGCCATAACCAACGTTACGATATCACCATTCTTAAACATATTTATTTCCTTACTGTGTTGTAACCAGAGTGGTTACTAAGTTCATTGCTACGGCGGTTCCTGTAATGGAACTACCAATCATAATTGCTCTGTCGCTCCATTGCATACCAACAAATACCCAACAGATACTTGCAAGTAGATATGCAACTTGTCCATACATACCAAGTCCAGCACTGATTAGAAATACACCAGCGACAGCGAGAATAGTTGCTGCCCACTTAACATACCAATCAGGCGTGCCTGTTGGAGTAGTAGGAGTCAAGTCCTCTACTTCTGTCTGGAGTTCTGCAAGTTCTTGTTTTAGACGCTTACGTTCTTTGGAAAGTTCCATTGCAAGATTACTTGCACGACTTTCTCTACGAGCCTCTTTGAACTCTTCTTTTGTTGTTGTATCATCTAGTTCCAATTCATCAATCCCATAAGTTTTCGTAATACTTCCCGAATAGTCGGAACCCATTAGAAATCCTTTCCTGATATTTTTTACGTCCATCCCAATCAATTTTTGATTTGCCAGAAGACTTCATCTCATAGAATTCATAGTCTTCCTTCTCCCCATCATCGTCTGGGAATAGACGTAATTGTGCAGGCCCTACTCCCACCCACTTAAGGTCTGGGACTTCACTGTATTCATGAAACTGTTCTTCCCAATCAGAGAGTTCTCCTACTTTTGTTTCAAAAGCAAAAATCATTTCGTCCAGAACCCAATCCCATGCTTGGAAGTGAAACTTGTCGGTTTCATAATCTTCTGGTTCTTTATAACACTGTAGGTGTTCTGGACGGTCAGGCATGTCCACAAAGGGAGCGCCATGTTTAGTCTTTCTCAACTGTTTCAACATAGGCAGAACTACATGTGCAAGACTTTCATCCATATTCCATGTATCATAGTGATGGATTACAACATGAGTTTCACGTTCACTGCCATCATCCTGATATTGTCCCAATCGAACATACATTATGACATATCCTCAAGTCCACTGTCTTGAAATGGCCATTCGGCCTCATCATTGACAAACTTACCGTCTTTTACTTTGAAATATTCTACAACACCACTGAAACGAGAATATGCACGTCCACCGTCAATCATATTCCCATTGTCCAAAACTTTATAGTCATGACGATGTGTAGAATAGTGAAGGTTGCCGTCAGAATCTTTAGCCATCCCAAACTCCAACTCTTCAATCACGTCTGCATTTGTAATCATAATCTGAGCGCCTGCCGCATACATGTTACGATAGATACCAAAGTATCTGTTGCCGAACTCTGGATGTGGAGTCTCACGATAGAAGATATCCACGGCAAAGTCTTGCCCACCCAGCGCAGATGTGCAGACATATTTAACAGGGACACCATCCTGTTCTGAATAGTGTGCCTCTATCTTGTCTGACTCAAATAGAGGTTCATGAATTATCTTTGGCATTTCTTCGTTCATGTGATGTTCCATTGTGTCTAATATTGTTTAGTTTCTGTTCTTTGCCCCAACCAGCAAGATAGTCATTCTCTCTGTCAAACCGTTCTAAGATTTGTTCTTCATCCTCTACGCACCAATCAGTGATTACCTCACCCAAGTGTTCTTGTGAGAACTCTTCATAGTCTTGACAAGTCACACCATCCAAGGCCCATAGAGGGTCAACTGGTGCATCTGGGTTTTCCTTCTGTAGTTCGCTCATTGGAACTGCATAACGAATCTTGAATTGAGATATTGTTGTTACAACAACATACTTTTCATCACTCACCGAAAAACTCCTTACGTTTAGTAAACGATATCTTACATTTTGGATAAGCCTCAATCAGATCAGAACCTTTAGCGAACTTAACTCTGACAGTAGGAAAATCCACAATATCACAACAAATATAGGTAATATCCCTTGCGTGTTCGTGTGCTTCTTCTTGAACAAATACACGTCCTTTCCCACCCATATGAGATGGTGCGAACCCTAGTCCGCCCTTAGTGAAACACTTCTGGTCATACTTATTACCCTGCTCATCAACATGGTCGTAACCCTTCTTGTCAACGAATGTCAAGTCTGGATACCACTTTGTCAATTGGCGTTCCAAGAAGTGTGAGGCAAGGCGTCCATCAGTGAACATCTCTGCCAACTCTTCTTGATTCAAAGTTCCAAAAGAGATATTTCGAACCACGAAAGTATCACATGAACTGTTCGAGTGTTGCGCTTCCATATTTGTCTATCACCTTATTCACATTACTAGAATTATGTCTAACACTGGAGCCATTATAGTCATAAGGCATCTCATTTGTCAAGCGATATTCTGTCTCGCCTGGCTTCTTTATTTTCCATTGCAAGTCTTTGTCTTTTGGATATGGTAGTGTCCAATCCATAGTGGTTTTGTCTGATTTTAGATAACGGCGTGCCTGTTTTGTGATAGGGTAGATATAACGAAACTGTTTACCCCATACACGAGAGAACCCTAATTCACCCATCTTGGCGTCATTAGGTCGAGGGCCATACTTCAAATCGTCCCTACCCATCTCTTTCTTCATCTTGCGTTGAATCGTTCTGAAGTGGACTTTCTCACCCTCTTCAGTGACGTATACATCACTCCAAATGAAACCACCATACAGGAAGTTGCCTGCCTGATAGACATATCCTGGCTTACCCACAATCCCATCTGCCCATGTGTAGAGATACATCTTCTCTGGTGTGTTCTTCTTCATCCAGTGAATTGCACCAGCCATCATTTGCGACTCTGAGTTGCGAGGCATGGCATCATCCATGCACATCTTACCAATCTCAAAGTAGTGTTCTGTGGTTAGTTCTGGGAACATCTTCTTGATTGTCCCCATAGGATTAGTCCCCCACCCCAACGTCAAAATGCCCACCAATTCATCGTCTTGGTAAGCACCCAAATAGTGTTTAGTGAGTTTAGGCATAACTGGACTATAGTGACGCTCTTGCACAAACAAGGTAGCGACTCTATAGTCCACTGGTTTCATTGTCAACATCCGACTGTTGATTCTCGCTCTGCTTGGTCTGCTTTGATTTGGTCAACACATTCAGAAACTAGTTCCCACTGTGAGTCGTTGATTACTTCCCACATTTCATCACGGAATGTGTCTTCGGCGTCCTCATCAACCCATTCGTCTTCGTCTTCATTCCAAGACTCTTCAGTAAGGGTTTCAGATGATGCAATCACACGATCACGGAGTTCTTCATACTCATCTTCGAAACCGTCATACATCTCATCGCCTTCGTAGACTGATACACCAATGAAGTTGGGCATTTCATCTTCATAACAAATAGATGTAATGATGTTAGGGTCATATTCTGTCAGAATAGTTAGTAGTTTCTCTAGCCCCGTCTCAGGTGCGCTCCATGCCGCCTCACCGTTAAAAAACGGTTCCTTTTCATCTGCATCAAAGTCTTCAAAGTAACACCACTTAGGGCCAATGTGTTCTGTTGTCCACGCATACTTCTCTGTCTCTTCATATGTCAAGTCGCCCTCAACAAAGATATCAGAGAACCAACGATAGTTGTTATCAGTTCGAATTCGCCCAAACATCTCTTTGAGTTTTGCACGAGCCTCATCGTTGATTTGGTGAATATTCACCGAATAATGCACATGATTAGCCATCGTTATTCTCCTCATACCAGTTATCACATTGACTGATTAGAATACTTTCTACATAAGGAGCAAAGTAGATATCTTCACTCTGTGCATATTCGTAAATCTCATCAACCTGTTCTTTAGTCAAATCATCCCAATCCGAAACACCGAATTGTTCTTCAATGCAATACAATACCCAATCGTATGCTTCTGATTCCATACGATCTTCAAGTTTGTGTTGCTTCCATACTTCAAAAGCCATTATTCATTCTCCCAAGAGGTCGAGGTGTCAATTTCAAATCCACCTTTGTTTGCAGTCCACCAATCTTCATCGGTTTCATAATCACCGTCATATACATATGACTGCGCTTCATCGTCACCTTCATCAAATAGTTCTCGGAATTTCTCTACGGAACCAAATGTTTCGATAACATCATCTTCGTCAAGTTCATAGCGTTTGGTTAGATTCACCGAATGATACTCAACGTCTTCAACCCACAATTCACTCATAATTATCTCCTTTTGCCCGTCATTGGGTCATTTGCTTCTTGAGTAGACAATACTTGGAGTCCACCCTTGTTATACGCTTGTCCAATGACAGCGTTGCCAGTATACACTGGTGTCTCTTTCTTTAGAGCCACACCAGCCATATCTCCAACACTTGGGATATCTGGTGTCTCTCTACGATATGGCGCCGGAGCAAGGAGTCGAACCTCAGCTTCCAGTTTTGGAGACTGGCGTGCTACCGTAACACTTCTCCGACCATGACAGTAATCAACGTATTCATCCAGTGTGATTACTGGACTACGAATTGACTTCAAGAACTTGTTGTGCTTACGCCACTCTGCCTCATACTTGGCAGGATTGACTTTCTTCTTCTTTCTCTTCTTGAGATTATTAGTCGTGTAATAGGCAGGGAGTAGGGGCATTACTTTGCCCCTATAATTTGATTTGCAATGATACTTGCATAAGAATCATAACCACCCACATGCCACTGGTGTTCTTCAACAGGCACATTTCCTGTCTTCCAGTTGTAGATAGAGAACTTGACGTTCACAGTATCATCGTCTTCTGGGTCATAGACACGAGCCTCAACCGTCCATTCTGCATTCACCTTTTCATAGGGGTCTGCATCAGTGTAAGTGGGCGCACCAAAGGTGTCTACTAGTTTCTCATAGGTTGTTGTAACATAACCCTGTAGAGAACTCATGTTCATGTTCACATCTGTTTCAAAATCCAAAACTTGCATAATATAATCCTCACATTTCACATTATTAATATACTACTTTACTTCACGTTTGTAAAGAGCTTTTAAGAACCATTTGTTCTTGTTGAAGTATTCTTGTGCGTCTTTACAAGATTTCGTCTTCCAATCCAAACACTCATACTTGTGTTCGAACCATTTCTCTTGTATCCAACGTCTAAATTTACTGCCGTTCACCATTGAAAGCGCCTCCGATAAAACAACCAACAACCATCATGGCAAGTCCAATCAAAGAATAGAGAATTACCTCTCCAAGAGGCAATGCATTCTCCATGCACTTACCGTCACAGTCAGAACCCGCTGCACCCATCAGAAGAAGGAAACCAGCGAACCCAATAATAAAAGCGATTGCATTTTTCATTACTTATTCTCCTTAGAAACCGTATTTTTCTTTGCGATATTCGATGTAACCCATAGTCTCTGGGAAACGAGGGTAACGGCGGCATGATGCATTGTTGTTGGTGTAGGATGTTTTGAACTTCACATCATCACCAACGGCACGAACTGCATCAATGAATGTCGCCATGTCGCAGTCTTCTTCCAAGTATGCAAACTTGTCAGACTTGAATGAGAATGGTGAAATCTTGAACATCACACCATACTCTTTTAGAACTTCAAGAGGCACACGGAGATATCCATGGCCAGGGTCAGAAACAAAACGGAAATTACGAACTTTCATATCTCTCTCCTTACGCCGCAGGGGCAAAAAGTTTACTCATATTTTCGAACACAACGTTGTAGGCACTACACTCATAACCCCAATGTTCAAAGAAGTCATCATCGTCACCATACATCATTTCGTCTTGTTCGCCGTTGTAGAAGGCATTCTGGTCAGCAAGGTAGTCTTCCCAAATCGCATTCATGCCTTCCATACCAACTAGCATGTCACCATTACCACGATTTGTGATACACTTTGCAGCTTCGTCAAAAGTCATCTCAACTTCATGAAAACTAGGAATTCTAAACATATCTTTTACCTCTTTCTCTCAACTTACATATACATTATACGAATGTTCTGAGAACAAGTCAAGCGTTTTCTAGCACTTTTTTCAAGTTTTTTAGCAATTCTTTTATATCGTTCTCATTCGCCTGATAGAGAAAACCTATCCCACCTTTCTTAACCCAGCGGTCAATGTTAGATGGTTTGTCGTCCACTAGGATGTTTGGCGTTCCATCAATCGGATCAGTTGCATACTTCTCTTTCATACCAGTGAAAATCATCTTGTCGATATCTGGCACATAACCCATACGAGTCAACCAGACACGTTTCCAGTATGCAGAGTTATCACGATCTCCACGCAATGGTGAAGAGCAGATTCCCCAATCACCAGTAGAACGAGCGAACTCAATCAACTCATCAGCAGTCTCAAACTTCTCCAATGTGTTGAAGAAATCAGTATGTTGCAACTGTGTGATTGCCTTCTCTTTATCCTGTATCATTTTCCAGTGTTCTTTACCGAACCGTTTGGCAAATGCACTGAAGAAGTCAGCCAAAACACCGTCCATATCCAAATATAATGTCATAATATAATCCTTTCTCAATTACAACGTATCTTTACTTCTTTAACTCCGTTAGAACCATAAACAGGGGATGCCCAACAGGTTCCAATCTGTCCAGTAGAAGAGACACGTCCTGTATTCACTTCAATTACCTCACCAATAGTAATCTCATTACCTATGGTGTTGGTAACAACCTTGTTTGTTCCTTCGCCTACTTCACCGTTTATCATTGTGAGGGCAATCAAACCAACTAGAATATTTTCCATCACTATCTCCTTATTACACTATCATTATACATGTTTTGAGAACAAAGTCAAGCGTTTTCGCTAAAAAAAAGCCCCTGTAAAAACAGGGGCTTACACTTTTCTGCGGCAAAATTACGGTATTTTTAACGTTTTTTTGCGGCTAACTGTGCTTGAATCCATCGTTTTGCGATATGGTTAGTAACCTTTGTCTTCACGAGAAGCATGATTCTCTTCCATACCTTTGCAAATACGTCTTCACCAGCATCGTTATTATCGACAATAATCATGTTTCGAGAACCAAACAAGCGTTGGAATCTACCAATGTTGTTTTGAACTTCGTTCCACATCTTCGCAACTTCTTTCTCTGGTAGTGTGCGTTGACGCATTCTATTGCGTTCTTGTGCAGTATCCAAAGAAGTGTTTACGAAAACCATGTAACATTCGTAACCGATTGCCTGTAGTCCAGCAACTTGTTTTGCAATCTTGTCGTAATCTTTACCAGTGCCATCAATGATGAGTCCTAGACGACCTTCCAAGAAGTTACCTTGCATGACTTTAGTAGTCGCTTTCGCTTTTACACGAATCTCTTGTCCTTCATCTGAGTAAATGTCTTCTGGTGTGGTAGTCAAACCAGCGTCCTTCAACATCTTCTCATAGATATCGTCTGAATTAACAATCTTCATTCCTAGTCCACCAGTTGTTCTGCGAACAACATAGGACTTACCACTGCCTGGGCCACCGGCTAGGAAGATTGCTTTAAATATGTTGGGATCGTAAACCCCTTCCTGTAGTTCCTGAAACGTTTTCATTTTGTATTCCTAACAACTCCATCGTTCGTTTTCTGTAAAGTTCTTCATAGTATTTAGTATCCTCCATTTCCTCAACTTCGATTCTTCTCTGATTGGTTCGTTGAAATTTCATTTTCTGAAGTCGGTTCTTGAGTTTAGTGGTCATTGTTTACCTCTTATGGTTAGATTAAAAAATCATGACAAAATGAGTTGTTTTTGGCCTCCTTCTTGGTTAGTTTGTAATTGATGATCCTGTTGGAACAATCACATCGGTTGATGGGCCACCATCTTGCATGGCGACACCTGTGGATGGATATGGTGTTCCGATAGCATCTTTCACCACTTCCATATGCATTGTGTGTTTATACACACCTTGTCCTCTGGTAAATTCATGTCTGAGTTTCCTCACAAGATATTTACCACTGTAATATGGGTCTCTTCTGTCTTCGCCAGATAACACACCAGTGTTTCTCAAGTCGATTTGAACCAAGTCACCAACTTGAACTGTTGTATTGCCAGGCACTTCAATACGCAAAACAATGCCAGCATCCAATGATGTAAATCTTGCTCTGCGTCTTTGCAACCATTGATCGGTTCCTGTGTAGTCAAAGAAACCCTCATGTCTTGGTGCAAACAACCCGCCTGGACTGTCTCTGTCTACTGACTGCATGTAGACACATGTATCTGGGTAATCTGACAATGTGTTAAAATAGTCATCCTGTGCCTGTGATGCAACTGGATATTGATCTAGGTGAACATCGTCATTGAACTTCTCAAAGTAGTTATACTCAAAGTTTTCTACAGTCTTGTTCACAAAGTCAACCATCGTCAACTTAGAACCATAGAGTCCCTTTCTCATGTTCATCATTGTGTCCACAGATTGAACCACAGTGTAGTTTAGAATGTTGTGTAGGTTCGCCTCCGTATCAGTTCTAGATGCACCATCTGCCAACACGTTTGGTGTTTGTTCAGAATAGCTCCATCTTACCTCTTTATCCATCATGTTGTCAATAGTTCTGAACCAAAAACCTTTGACTGTTTCATAAAAGAGGAAACTAGGGGCAAAATTGTATTCTTTAGAGAAACAACGTCTTGCAACTCCATTGATGAAGTCCATTGGACGCATGTTTGGCGATACGAATTTGTAGTTGTTAGAAGTGAGTTCGTAGTAGAGTTCTTTCTTAGAGTTTAGAATCTCTGGGTCTCTTATAATCTCACGAACCATCTCTTCAGAGGGTTCCCCCTCAAATGACTGTGATACTCTGATTCGATTGTTACGAATTGCTTCTGGAGTTGTAAAACCAAGTGAGTATGCAATCGTCTGATCGTTGACTTGTGTTTTACTTTCAATCTTGTAGATGTATAGTGGAGTTTCAGTATAGTTAATGGCCGCAGTGCGAGAAGTATCGTCATCTGCGTTTGGGGTAAACACCTTGAGTCTGAGTTTTTCCTGTCCAATGATAGGAAGGTTGGTAAGTAGATTGTTTGTATCTACGAGTGTGATAGAACCTGTGATACTGTTTTGAAAAATGTCTTCGAAAATACTGATAGTCGAAAACAAATCACGCACATCCAGAATCGCTCCAGAAGTGGAGAGAATTTCACATACCTCAACTTTATACTCACCGGCGTATTGAATAGTTGCCATTAATCATTATACCTTAATTTTGTTTTCAAATTCAGTCTTAATTCTGCCTGCGTATTCTGGGCGAATGAGTCGAATTCTTCTCTTATCATTTTGAAGTCGTTCTTCATACTCATAGTTAGTGATTGCAGTTGCACCACTAGGAACTGTTGTTGCCGCATCTGTTGGATATTCGATTATAACACTGGTATCACCAGACTCTTGTGGGGCTTCGTAGTGATGAATTTCATCTACGTTATCATACTTAGAATGCACATATGCTTCAAACTGTTGAACAGTCATTGGCCAATCTGTGTAGTAATCAATAACATTGTTTGCAAGAATAACCAACCAGTGCATGTTTGCGTCACCATAATAACCGTGTGCAATACCCTCTGGTGTTTCACCATCTCTCACATCATAGAAATCAAACGATACATACTTCAATAGGGAAGAATCAAGCAAATTAATTCTTCGTGTGATATCTGTCATTAGTTTGACGTTACCGTCACCATTAACGTCATATGATATTCTTGGAAATTTTCTAAAATACATGTATTAGTATCCCTGTGCAACTCTTTCTTTAGTGACAATCTCAAGTTCTTTAAAGGTTAGAGTCAATTCGGTTTCTGTGGGTTGGTTGTCTTTGTAGAACTGTGGACGATCTCCACCATACTTAACATCAACCGATTCAAGAACAGATGTAGAGATTTTATGCAAGTGTTCGTCTGGGGTATATTGGATATCGAATGTGCTTGGTGCAATCAATGTTCTACCCAATGAGTCACCTCTATCAAACTCAGGCATAGAGTGGAGTCTGAACAGAGTAACGATTTCTTGAATTCTTTGTGCCTCTTGTGGAGAACGAGGCAATAGTCTAAACGTGAAGTTGAATGAACGTCTGTCGATACCTTCAAACTTCATTTCAGTTCTGTTGTTGGTAGTCTTACCTTGTGTGATTGCAACTGCAGCCTGAGCGCCTGTTGCGCCTGCGCCTTCTAGTGCGGCACCAAGAGTGTTCCTTGCCTGTGCGCCTACTGTGGACGCAAACTGTCCTAAGTCAAACTCTGAAGAACCTTCCATCATACCAACCAAAGATTCACCAGATTTTAATGCAGCGGCAACAACCATACCAATCTCTGCTTCACCATAGTTTGCTTTCTGAGACACTTGAATCTGACTAGGCATGTATAGAGTAATAGACCCCAGCGCACGGCGAGTCGGAGCTCTTTGGAGAGTGCCAGGAAGTCTCTCTGGGCGTCCAGCGGGAGCAGTTGCAAATGCTCCTGTAGAGAAGGATGCAGAACCTTCACTTTGTTCGTTGACAAAGAACTGAACATAGTGAGATGTTCGTGACATAGTTCCAACATCATTGGGGTATGTTAAACCACCAGTTCTGAAACTTGACATTGCATCTGTTAAACCAGAGGCTGTTGGATATAGTGTTGCAGGCATCTAAATAGTCCTATAATAATTCCTTTCAAGTATTTATACGGTTTAGCATGGCATATAGTGGAAGATACACCCCAAAAAATATAAAGAAATACAGAGGTAACGTAGACAAGATATTCTACCGTTCACTCTGGGAACGAAACTTTATGGTTTATTGTGATAACAACTCTGCAATCCTTGAGTGGGGCAGTGAAGAAGTTATCATACCTTATATATCCCCCCTTGACGGTAGAAGACACCGTTACTTTCCAGACTTTTACATTAAGGTGAAACAGGCAGATGGTTCTATCAAGAAAATCATCATAGAAGTTAAACCTAAGAAACAGTGTGGCCCGCCCCCTATCCCCAAAAAGAAAACCAAACGTTTTATTAACGAGGTTCGCACTTGGGGTGTCAATAAAGCAAAGTGGGAGGCGGCAATCGAGTGGTGCAATGACAGAGGTATGGAATTTAAGATTCTTACTGAGGATCATGTAGGCTAGTCGTATAAATACACTTATGGCAGACTTAATTGGAAATGTATTAGAACAAACTGGCGGTAAGGATCGTTCCATTCGTTGGTTTAGAGAAAAAGTCAAAGAACTTGGCGATGTTCCTCCACGTCAATTGATTCGTGAAGGTATTGTAACATCACGTCCAAACTTTGGTAGAATGAATTTCTTCATGTATTCGCCTAAGTATAAGGATAATAGAAATGTCCTACCATACTATGACAGATTCCCTCTGATTATGCCAATTGAACCTGTGCAAGAGAATAGAGATGGGTTTATGGGATTGAATTTTCACTACCTATCTATTCCTATGAGACTAAAACTACTAAATGTGATTTCTGAGTATGCAAACAATGATAATATGGATGAAACAACAAGAATTAGATTGACATGGAACCGTATCAAACGCAATCCTATGGTTCGTCCTACTGTAAAGAGATATCTTTACGATCATGTCCAAACCCCATTCCGTAGAATTGATGCAGATGAAATGATGGTTGCAGTATTGTTACCAGTGCAACAATTTGTTCGTGCAACAGAGAACAAAGTCTATGCAGATTCAAGAAGAATGGCAAGAGCGCCTAGGAGACCACAATAATGGCAGCGTTAGACACATTTATTGCAACCCTTGATAAAGGAACTGCAAGAGCAAACCGATTTGAGGCAGAAATCATTCCTCCCGCTGCACTTGCAAGAAGTGGTGCAAATGGACAATTGATTCGTGACTTGAATCTTCGTATCGAATCAGTTGCATTCCCTGGCAAGAATATTAGAACAACCACAGACGAGAACATCTATGGCCCAACCTATGAAGTTGCACAAGGTTTGACATATGCAGAAGAAATTTCTGTCACGTTCTATCTAAACAATACACATGAGGAAAGATGGTTCTTTAACTCATGGCAAGACTATATCGTAAGTCCAACAACTTACAACGTGTCTTACTACAACGAATACGTTTCAAGAATGCGAGTATTCCAGTTGGATCAAAATGACAACAGAACAGCGGGTATTGAGATTCGTGATGTATTCCCCAAAACTGTGAATGAAATTGAATTCTCTTCTGGTTCATCTAATGAACTAATCAAAGGAACCGTTGGTATGGCATTCAGAGAATGGGCGCCTCTTGAGGTTGATCCTGTCACTGGTCGTGCAACTGTGTATGCAGAATATGAAGAGACATCTATTGGTTCTGGCCCAAGAGCACCAAAGAATTTTGCATTGACAAGATTCAATGATTCGTTCCCACGTTCACGTCCAATAAGTAATAACTTCGTAGACTTGGTTCCACCAAGAGCGAAAGGTGTTTTTGAGGATGCCGGTAGAGCATTCAACCAAGTCCTTGATGCAAGAAATCAAGTTGTCCAAGCACAACAGAAAGTCGTTGCATTTAAGAACTTCTTTAAGGGAATTACACGTTCCTCCAATCCACTAGGTAATCTAGGTATTGGTGGTTTCGGAGGATTCTAAATTATTATATCGTAATGTATAGGAGAAAATATAATGGCATTACCTAAACTTGCAACAACCAAGTATGAGTTGACACTTCCTTCAACTGGTGAAAAAGTTGAATTCAGACCCTTCCTTGTAAAAGAGGAAAAGGTTCTACTGACTGCACAACAAGCTGGAACTGAAAAAGATCAGATTAAAGCGGTAAAAGAGATTGTTGAATCTTGCACCTTTGGTGCTTTGAAAGCAAACGAATTGCCCTTCTTTGATATTGAGTATGTGTTCCTACAACTTCGTGCAAAATCTGTAGGGGAGAAAACTAAACTTTCAGTCACATGCCCAGATGATGGCGAGACTAAAGTTGAGATTGAAATTAATCTATCAGAGATAGAGTGTAAGAGAGATGTATCACACACTGATACAATCAAACTTACAGAGGAAATTGGGTTGATTATGGAATATCCAAAATTGGAAACAATGACAACTGGAGGTGACGATCAAACCCAACAGGCATTTGATATCATTAAGGGTTCTATCAAACAAATTTATGATGCAGAAAATGTGTATGATAAAAACCAGATGGATAATAAAGAACTTGACGAATTCATTGAATCAATGAGTCACGATCAATTTGAAAAGGTGCAAGAGTTCTTTACCACAATGCCTAGAGTAAAACATTCAGTTAAGGTTAAAAATCCTAATACTGGTGTCGAGAGTAATATCTTATTGGAAGGAATGGCCTCTTTTTTCTAATAGCCCTCTCTCATAATTCATTAGAAAATTATTTGAGATTGAATTTTAGTCTAATGAAACACCACAATTTTTCCTTAACTGAAATTGAAGAAATGTTGCCATGGGAGAGGGAGGTTTATGTCAGTCTTCTATTGCAATGGATTGAAGATGAGAACATGAGAAAACGCCACGAGGCTTCGAATAAGAAATAAATAGTTCATAATAAGGAGAGAGAGAGTTATGGCAGAAGAGAAAACAACAATAGATGCATCACTAGCATCTGAAATTGATACAAATGGTGATGGACACATCTCCAAAGAAGAAATGGATATGCACTTGGAATTCAAACGTAAAGCACTTGAAGACGCCGATGCACAGAGAGATGCTATTCGTAAAATGGCATGGTTCTCACTTATCGGACTCCTAGTATATCCAGCTGGTATTGCAGTAACCTCTGCATTCGGTATGGACAAAGCCGCAACTTTGATTGCAGATATCGCTCCAACTTACTTTGCATCAATCGCTGTGCTGGTATCTGCTTTCTTTGGAGCAGACGCACTCAAAAAGAAATAAGGTTTACTTAGATGGCAGAAGATAAAACTATACGAGAACTGATTAACGAAAACAGACGCCTAAGGGAGTCTGTTGAAGATCAGACACGAGCATCTAAAGAAACATCATCAAAACTCAAAGAGGTTGGTGGTGTTATTAAGGATGATTTAAAGGGAGTTACTGATTCTGTAACTGCGCCTATGAAACAGTTTGCTTCTGCTATTCCAGGCCTTACATCCATTGGTAAAATGGTAAGTATTCTCGCTAAACCAAAAGACAAAATGTCTGCGGCAGAAGTCGAGAAGTTCAGAGAAGAGAAAAGAGCGGCAAGAGAACAAACAGTTCTATTGGCAGAAATTGCTGGTGGAATTATGGACTTGAAAGACTCTTTCTTGCAAGGACTCCAAAAGGGTGCTGGGTTTGGACTTGGTGCAATTGCAGCTCTTATCGCTGCGCCTGTCATAACCCTAGTCAACTTTTTCAAGTCTTTGGGGACAGAACTTAAGTTCCTAAACAAACTTACTGGTGGGCGACTCACAAAATTATTTCAACCTTTTGTAAAATTTTTCGATGCAGTTTCAGATCTTGTTAATAAAGCGGGAACAGGAAAAATTCTGAGAGGCGATACATTTAAGGTATTTGGTAAATTTACCAGTTTCCTTAATAAAATTATCAGCGGCCCAGTTAAACTGTTTAGTCGTATTATGAAGGTGTTAGGTAAGTTCCCATCTATCATTGCTGGTGCAACTTCTTCCTTCGCTCCTATCGCAAAATTTGCAGCAGGATTTGGTAGACTGTTAGGTAAGATTTTCCTACCAATTACTATCCTCATGTCTGCCTTTGACTTCATTTCTGGATTCATGGATGGATATAGTCAAGATGGCATTATCGGGGGACTTCGTGAAGGCATCATTAGTGTTGTTGATGGATTAGTCGGTGGTCTGATTCGTATGGTAACTGGTGCAGTCGGTTGGATTCTAGAAGCAATTGGACTTGATAACTTTGCAGCAACACTTACACAAAATGTCAGTGAAGCAATTGAAGGTGTCTATGAAGCATTCAGAGGTGTTATTGATATTGTCAAAGGCATCTTTACTCTAGACTTTGGACTAATTACAAGTGGACTTGCAAGTATCACAGACGGTATTATTGAAATTGTAACCGCTCCATTTGATATCCTTTATGGACTAATTCGTGATATATTTGGATTCTTAGGATTCGATTTACCAGACTTTGAATTAGCTAGTTTTATCAAAGAAACTATCAATTCTGTTATTGGTTGGTTTACCACACTATTTTCTGATCCTCTACTTGCACTCCAAAATCTATGGAGTTCTCTAGTAGGTGATGGTGGACTTGTGGATTTAATCTTTAAACCTATTGACTCTGCAATCAATTGGGTAATGGGCATCTTTGGATGGTCAAGTGAAGGGAATGAATTCAGTCTAACAGACATAGTAAAAAATGCAATAACAAGTGTTTTCATGTGGATTGGAGATTTATTCACTGATCCTATTTCTGCACTATCTTCACTTTGGACAACTCTATTAGGTGGATATGATAGTTTAATGGGACTACTGTTCTATCCAATTGATGCTACAATTAATTGGGTTAGAGGACTGTTTGGATGGAGTGATCCAGAGGGTGAAGAATTTAGTTTGTGGGGATTGATAAGATCTTCACTTAGTTCCGTATGGGAATGGTTAGCTGGATTGTTCGATTTTGACTTGGGTAATGCGATTGAAGGACTTCTACCATCATGGACGCCAGGATGGGTTAAAAGAGCTCTTGGTTTAGGTGGGGGTGATGAAGAGGACTCAACAGAACCACCACCACAAATGTCAGATGAACAGATGCAAGCGTATAGAGATGCACTTGCAGCTGCACAAGACAGAGTTGCAAGAGCAGAAGCAGGGGAAAACGTATACACTGGCCCAGACTTTGTTGGGAAAGCAGTAGACGAAAATGCGATTGAACAAATCGAAGCAATTCTTGCACAACAAACCGCAGCAAGAGCAGCTGGAGGCCCAGTAAGAGGCGGCAAGAGTTATCTTGTGGGTGAGTTGGGGCCTGAGTTATTTACGCCTCAAGGTTCTGGTTCTATTACTAGTAATAATAGAATGATTCAAGGAATTGCAAGACAGACTGCAAACATGGTTGCAATGGCAGATGCAGAACGTTCTGCTCTTGAATCACAAATCAGAAAATCTTCTGGTGGTGGTTCTCCTGTTGTAATCAACAACTCTCCAACCACTGTCAATGGTGGAGGAGGCGGCAACTCCTTTATCCCTGTTGCAATTACCAATAGAGGTATTGCATGGCAAGGAAACGATTTCTAAGGTCGTCTGATACCAATCGCTTTTGAGGCGGGATAATATTCAAGTGATACACTATCATCTTGATTCCCGCCCAAAATCACATAGTGTTTCTCCCCATTGAATATTGCAGTTCTAACATAGAACCCAACATGGCCTTGCCATGGCTCGCCTCTAGGAAAAATCACAACATCACCAGATTTAGGTTCTTTAACTGGAGTTCCCCATGCGAGGAAACTTCTGGCAGTTAGGGGATATTCAGATACACTATCAGAACCCTCTATATCATTTTGTTGTAAGATGGCATTGACATATGCAGCACACCATTCAGTTTGAACTGGATCAACTCCAGTGAGTTCTCTTAGTTCACTTCTGTGTGTAGTCTCAGAAAACCCATGATATGCATATGCAGATACAATAATATCAGAATGAACTGTTTTTACTGTTCGCCTATCATATTCAGACGTGACTTGTCCACACCCCATCAGTAGGAAGAGTGGAGTGCATAATAGAAGATGTTTCATTAATTTGCAAGTGGGTTATCCAATGCCCGCTGAAGTCGTTTGTTGATACGATCTTCAAGGTCTTTCATGTCTCTTTCCATCTTGTTTTCCAAGTCAGTCATTCTGGAAGAGGATGATTCACTCAATCTGTTTGCTTTCTCATCGTAGTCGTTTTGTAGAGCATCTCTCTTGTTCTCAAAACGTTCTTCTGCATTCTGAATAATTTCTCTGTTATCTGCTTCTTGTTCACGCAACTTGTCTTCCATACGGTCAACTTGTTTTTCGATTGCAAGAATGTCATCACGCAAACCACCTTTGATATCACGAGCATACTCAATGGTTTGATCCACTTCAGATTTCATCAGAGTCATCTGTTCTTCGAATCCAGCAATCTTCTGTTCGTATTCTTCTTGTTGTTCTACGAATGCAATTGCCTGTTCTACCTTCTGATACATTAAGAATCCACCATACAGTGAACCGATGATAGATGCAATACCAGCTACGAGTGCAGATACAGTCATTGGAGTCATCTTAATACCTAAGAGTCTGAACTCTTTGTTCTTAAGGTTCTCAATGCCTTCTTCGATATTCTCTAACTCTTGTCCTAAGTCTTTTTCTGACATGTTCCCTCTCTCTATTTCTCTCTATTATCCCAAGGTGCCGTCTCAAAGCACCCAGCAGGCATTTTATCCTTATATGTTACCCCTGCCTTGAAACCATCACCATTACGTTCAATGTATGCAGTCTCAAAAGGCATCTCTCTGGGTTTACCAAAACACTTGTTATTGCTCTGGCCAGGATATCTGTATCTTGGATTATGTTTCAGAAAATCACGCAACTCTGCAAGTTGTTCTGCGTTCTTCTGTGTCTTGTAGTTCTGATAACATGCAGCGGCAACATTCCACTCAAATGTATCAAACTTCTCAGGCGAATATCCATTCTTATACAGACATGCCTCAATCATCGTATTATTTTCGTTTGCAACTGCTTCGTATGTAAACACGGCAGATATCATAAAGACACCCACCATTACCATTATCCAATCTTTCATAATGCCTCTCTCTCAACTCTCTCACAAGTTGTTTAATTTTCGAACCCTCCACCGTTCTGGTTAAGTCTTCGTAATGCCTCTAACTCTTCTTGTAGTTTAAGAACTTCGATTCTCTTCTTTCGCAGTTCTAACTCATACAAAGAGTTGCAGTTTATTCTTTCTTTGGGCCCATCTAGTGGTATTACAATTCTTGCGAATACCCCAACATTCTTCTCTGAGGGTAAACCATTACTACCACCAAAGGGACTTTCATAATTGTCAATTACACCAGTGACTCCAAACTCCAATTGAGTCGCACCACCGATAGCATTTTTGCAGTCCAAGTCTCCAGCACGAATACTGTCCTGTCCATAAGACGAACCAGCAGACGGTAGTTGTAAACCTATCGAACTACTGTCTGCATATGCACTACTACTAATGAAACCTGTAAGTAGTGCAATCCATATCTTTCTCATTCTCTTCTCTCACTCTCACTTGAACCTAGAACATATTTTGGATGTAATCTTCGTTGTTGTCGTATTATCTTTTCTCAACTTAGAAGTAGAACAAACATATTCTGCTCTTGAAACATCTGATTTACGAATGTAAATATCAAACTGAACATGTCCAAGATATCTGATTTGTAATATTGTGTAGGAAGTTACAAATGGGATTGGGCTCATGTCCTTATCGAACACCCCAATCTCATAGTATTCCACATCTTCTCTTTTGTTGAACATCTCCATTGTTGTCTTATAGACGTTATCCAAATGGGATGGTGTCAACTTAGGATATGTTGGTGTCATTTCGTGTGCATTAACTGCCAGAGGAAACAACACCAACAACATAACTATCAACTTTTTCATTATCTTTCCTTTATATTATTTCGCAATACACTCTACTGTTACCAAGGCAGTATAGTTGCCGCCTGGGAATGCTTTACTACCACCCATCGTGGCAGTTGAAGAGGTTTTGAACCAAGTTGAACCAGTAGCAGTCAAGTCATAAATGTCTTTCATACCCTGTTCCACCTTGTTAGTTTCATATGAGCCCATACCAGTTGCATCTGATACTGCTTTTACTTCTGTGTCCCCAGCAAAAGTTGGAATGTCTGGTAAGGATGGACTTGAAGAAAATTCAGACGGTGCAGTAATATGAGCATTATACGCATCTGCCAAAGTTACATCAATACGAACAACCGCATCTGCACCACCATCAGCTGCAGCGGTTGATAGTGTGTAGGCATTCGGGTTTCCATACACACCAGCACTATCTGTGACGATAATACATTTGGACTGAACGGTTCCTGTAATCGGAACGTTTTCAGCAAGCGCAAAGGTAGAAGATGCAACAACCATTGCAGCTGCTCCTAGCATTTGTTTTTTGAACATTTCGTTCTCCTAGTTTATTGTTATTATAATATTATCATCATTTACTTGTATTGCGACTCAACCATCTGTTGATGCAATAACTGTTGTGCAAGTCCATTTCTCAATCCACGCCTGTTCTCAGGTAACTGCTTATCGACTAACACAACATTTTCTTTATATGTCCCGCCAGGAATTGTGCGAGAATAGTAACTGTTCATATTGGTTGCGGCATTTACAGATGCCAAAACTTGAGACTGTGCAAGTGCGTTTGCAAACATAAGTGAACGTCCTGCTTCTGCAAGTGCATCCTCTAGTCTCATCGCCCGCTCTTCTTCCTCTTCCTCTTCCTTCTCTGCTAACTCTTCTTCACTGAGTTCTTCTTCATCTTCTGTCTCAGTAAGTTCCAAATCAGTAGTCCTATCGAAATCAATATTCTCATCGTTCAATGGATTATAGATATCGTCTAGGTTCACTTGGTATATGTCTGGCACTTGAACTTCGTAGCCAGGGCAGTTCGGGTCAAATTGAGGATTATAACAAGGATCGACTGTGTAGGTATAGAGGACTGTCGGGTTATCGACACTTCCATTACCTTCAACGTCAATAGAACCATTACCCCAATGACTACGATGAATGCCAGGATTTACTGGAACAACTTTGTTAATCTCTGTTCCATCCAATGAGCCAGGCAACCATCTATCTGTCTCTCTGAAGATATATCCTGACCCCAATGCATTCTCATTCTGCACATTGACTGTCACAGAATCATCTACATTCTTACGAATAGTGTAATTGTATATCACACCATTGATACTTAAGCCAGGCGGTTCTGGTAGAACACTTCCCATACTCCAAGCATTTCCACCGGCGGCAGCGTTACCTGTCTGCCCACCATAGGGAGTTATTGACTCAGAATAAGAGGAGTGTGCCCAAAATACCAAGGCCACCGAAAGTGATAGTCTCTTTAACACTTGGTTTATTGCTCTCCTCTAATTCTCTACGAGTTGTTTCGACATGAGTTTCCCACCCAAGTCGTGCCGCTTCACCAATAGTGCCATTATAAGGACAAGGTGTTCCAGCATGTAACATTGCATCAAAGACTTTTTCATCTTGACACATCACTGATACTGCTGCAACTTTCATACCCATATCGTATAGTGTCTTGGCATTTTTTAGACGAATACAGTTCTCTTCTGTAAAAGTCGTGCCGGCACTGATACCCAAAATCTGAGTCTGAACGGCTCCAGCTACACCAATAGTGCATAAGTCACTATTATTCCCACTACTGAAGGAAGGGGAAATCGCAGATGGAGGAGGTTGGTTGATTGTGGTATTCATGTTACCATTTGTGGTAACAGTAGAATCGGTAGTTGAGTGCGTTGCGATTGGATCGTCTAACGCACCGCTACCAGTATAATCTTGTGCATGGGCAACACCACTCATGGCGATAAACATCACCACTGCCATCAATCTAATCATGGTCATCTCTCTCTCTGTATTACATAGTCATACACTGCTATTTATACAAAAAGAAAAAGGAGTGGATAAAAAATACCCACTCCTTCACTCTTTACTACCTAGTCTTTTCGATGTGGTGTTACGACTCAGAGAGACTTACTGCACATCAAGGATACTCTAACTAGTTCACCTTATTCGTTTGCCAACTTTTGGAAGTATGACATTGCATCATCTTCGTCATCGTCAGCAACAGCAGATACCGACACTGGTTCTGGTGTTGGTTCAGACTTGAACTGAGGTGTGAAGTCAGTTGTGTCTTCCTCAACCATTTGTGCCGCAGTCTTACCTGTTGCAACTGAACCTGTTAGGACAGCATCCAAACGAGCTTTCAACTCATCGTATGACTTGAAGTTACTAGGAGCAACAAAGTCTGCAAGAGAATGTTGCTTTGCGTAGATTGCTTCCAGTTCTTCATCAGAACCTTTCAACTGTGAAGTCTTCTCAAAGTCAGACTTATCATAGTTCCAGTAACCATCTACTTTACGAATCTTCAACATGAAGTTCGCACCTTCCCAAAAGTCAAATGGGTTGATTGGAGTCTCATCAGGAAACTCAGGTTGCATTGCTTCCATCAACTTATCAAAGATTTTCTTACCATAGGCGTATAGGAAAATCTTACCTTCGTTTTCTGGATTAGCAGGATCACTCACAACATAGATGTTTGAGTAATACTTCAACTTGCGTTTCTGCTTACGAGCAATCTCTTTGTCAGACTCTACACCAGAGTTCCACAACTGAGTATTATACTCAGATACAGGGTCTTTCTGGTTTAGTGTGGTAAGTGAGTTTTCAATAAACCACTGTCCAGTAGGGCCTTGGAATGCGTGATTCCAAACACGAACCCACGGCAACTCTTCACCATTCGGTGCTGGTAGGAATCGAATTACTGCGTAACCATTGCCTGCCTTGTCAACGTTTGGTTTCCACATACGTTCATCAACGTATGATTTCTTTTCGTTTGTGGGGGAATCGTCCTTTTGGACTTGTTGTAGAAGTTTGTCCAGAGAGTTCTGGTTGCGTAGTGCTGAAATAGACATATATTTTCTCCGTATGTTTTTCGTATGTTTAAGTATTTCACATCATTCATAATATGACATTATTTATAATACTCTAACATTCATCATTTGTCAAGAGATAATTCAAATTCTTCTTGAGTAATGTATTGAACATTATCGTATTCTTCCCACTCTTCAACAATCTGACTTACGCCATCTTCTCCAAGTGGAGCAGGATTCACTTTCCAAAACGTAACATCAGGGAACGCTTTGAAGTTTTGTTGATGTTGTTTAATCCAGTTTACTGAGGGTGTCTCCTTTGCGTCTTGCGTGACGTAATTAGACGTTCCTTTGTAAACGTTATTAACCAACCCTGTGTTACTACCCAAGTCAAATCCAATTAGATATACATCTGTAGGATTGTTGTCTTCGATAGCCATTCTTACTGCAATTGGGCCTGCACTCCAACCACTGCAATCTTCTGGGATGATTTCAACCTTGTCGATATCTTCAACCCAAGTAACCCATTGATGATGATTCCCCATTTGTTGTCGTAACAAGACTTCATCAAGTTCCTCACCTCTTTCTTCGGCAACCTTCTTTGCCATATTCACCAAAACCATCATCTGGTTTGGGTCAGTTCCATTGAGAACAAACTGTGTTCTATAACACTTATCATTCTCACTGTGCAAAGATTTATGCCATCCTTCAAATAGGTTTGTATTCACGACCATATCGTATGCCATATCAGGCAACTTTGTCCATGTTCGAAAGTAACATTTATTCTCTAAGGCATATCCACTAGAATACACCTCATGCATCATTCCACCATCAACCACCACAAGAGTATCAGCCACAAAATCACGATATAATGCATTACATCCATACACTTTTCCTTTTGTTTTTAAAACATTTAGGTCTAGTGTCTTCCGTGACTCTCCATTGCCTAATACGAATACTTTAGTCATGTTCTTGGGGCAAGGTCATGACAGTCATGTTCTTGGAACTTAACTCCATCATAAGTCACAGTGACGTTCTTATATGCATTGTTCCAATCTTGCACAGTAGCGTCATCAATAGATGAACGAGGGTTGAAGTCCTCAGTGACTCCTTCACCATCAACGAAAGAATCCCATCCTTGTTCACTATACCCATCTTCAGGCACAATGTCAAGAATATGTCCCTCTTTAATATGATAACCAACTGCCTTCAAATATGAAGTGAATGCATCACACATCTCATCAAGTGATGCATCTTCATGAAGAACAAATTCAATGTTCTCCACTGCCGTAAACTCTTTATGAGTATCAGCGGTTTCGCAAATAAATTTATGCATTACAAAGTCTCCATTAGGGGAAAGATTTTATTGATTGCCAACGCACATGCCTTTGCAATCTCCATGTGTTCTTTTTGCGTTCCATTTGCAGAACGTAGTTCAATGTAGTGAACCCAAGAACGAATTGTGCCATTCATATACAGACGAGTCTTTGTGTTACCCTCTGGTAGAACCGCACGTGCTTGCTCTTTAGCAATGCCATTGTCGATAGCCCATTCGTAGGTGCGCTTTGCTAAATCAATAACTTCTTGCTGCGCTTCTACCCAAGTATCTGCAATGATACGATGTGTTGCATCTTCATCTGACATCTCAATAGAGTTCTGTCGATTCTTTGTGTCTTGCAAACGTGCTTCACGAATTACAAACTGATCTCCAAACTCTGCTGGGTCAGCATAACGTTGTGAAAACTCTTGGAAACTGAAACTACGGTGTCGCACAATCTGGTGTGCAATATCACGAGTCGTATCAATCTCTAAGCAAGCACTAGCCATCTCGAGCGGCGACCAGTGTTGGTGTTTGATAAGATATCGGATGAGTTTTTCGGACGTTTCGTGGTTAATCTGGTTCGATGGATTGGAGACACGGGCGCAATACGCCACGAGTTCTTGGATATCATCACCGACATAGAGTTCTCCTTCTACTGGTTGACTGTAACTAATCAGTCTTACTTGTGTCATTATCTTCCTCTTTCTTTTTCAATGAATAACCACCACTAGGCAGTTCTTCCCAAATTACAGTATCACCTTCATCCCATCCCACTTGGTTCAAACAATCTGGGGGGAACTCAATATATAGTTCCTTGGTTTTACCGTCTTGTTGAACTTCTACAATCCAACTATTTTCGCCTGTTTTTTTGTAGTTCATATCTTTTTCCTGGCGGTGAGGGAGAGATTCGAACTCTCGGAAGACTTTCACCTTCGCTGGTTTTCAAGACCAGTGCATTAAACCACTCTGCCACCTCACCCAAATTTAAATGAGTAGTTTCACATCATACTCAGGATGGCCCACTCCTGTGACACCATCTGTTCAATTATTTTGTAAGGGGAACAGAACCCTTAACTTGGTGCCCGTAGAGGGACTTGAACCCCCACATCTTGCGATACCAGAACCTAAATCTGGCGTGTCTACCAATTCCACCACACGGGCAATCCATTAACCTCTACGATTATGACGAGGACGGAAATTTGCGTTTCGATTTGAAACTTCCGACAAACGCTTCGAAAGGTCTTGATCACGCTTCACGAGTTCAGCGTTATCAAACTCCAGAGTCTTGATTCGTGCATTTGCATCTGCAAGTTTAGCACGATAGAAGTCTCTTTCCCTTACTAGGTCGTTCTGATCTACTGTTTGCATCAGAATGTCTCCTTAACAAGTTTGAGTAGTTGAGTTTTACACTTCTGCTTATCGAAAGACAGAAATGCGCCGTATTTGACTATAAGTCTTCTATTGTCTGGCCATACTAGATCATGTTTCAAATCCTCATCAAACTGTTTTACATAATTCAGTAACCCTTGTAGGATTACCATCGACTCTAGTGAAATCCTCTTAGCGAGGAAGTTCTTTAATAATACTGGATGTTGTCCCGAATTGCAAGAGAAAATTTCATCAAATTCGCTAATTTGTGAAAATAAAAATGACATGTCGTTGATGAAGTTATAGGTTAGGGACTGTTTGTGTTTCATCCACTTGTTGTAGTTGTCTTCGTTAAAGTCACCAAGCCAACCTTTGGGACTGCACACAAAGTTACTAATAAAGTAATCTTGTGTAGACACACCATACTTCCTTGCAACTTTAGCAAAGAAGTTTCTGTCTCTACGTTTTAGGAAGGATGATTTGGATGCAGAAGTCTTGCCACCATAACGTGTATAGTCATAGTCAGTTGTGAAGTGTAACTTCAGTCCAAGATACATTCGATATGCATCAAATGCTTCCATAATATAATTACCTCTTATACAGGTAGGGTTGCCACTCTGGGTAGGAAATTCAGTTCTCTAGCGTCTGCCTCAATCTTTTCTTTGAGGGGTTTAGAGATTAGTGGGGCGATGGCATCAGGTTCCATCTCATGTTTTTCACAATAGTCTAGAATAGCTTCCATATACGAAACTGCACCTTTACCGTCTATCACCATCTCTTCGATTTTCATTGCAAATTTTTTCGGTGTCATCACTGCTAGTTCTTCTAGGTTGTTCATTATATTCCTTTCATTGTGATAGAGGGAGCGCTAGCACTCCCCCTATCGGCTATTAAGCAGAGCACTCAAATATTACGAGTGTTGCACTTAGTCCTTATTGGAAACGAAAGAATACATTTCCTTCGCCTTTTCCATAAGGTCTTCCATTGAATATGGAACCATTGCTGCTTGAAGTTCTTCAACAGACTTCTTACCTTCATCAAAGAGTTTACGAGTAAACTCAATGTTCATGTGGTATTGTTGATCCATATAGTCCTTTGCCATTGCTAGCATTTCAGAACGAATTTCAAATGGGTTTTTATTAGACATAACTTTTCTCCTGTGTGTCTGTGTGTTAAAGTGAGCAGTTTAGGGACATACTCAGGTCACGATCCCAAGGTAAGGGATTTTGTTGGGGTATTCTGTTACGAGGAACCCCGAAACCCTAGTCAGCGATTAGGCTGCCAATGCGTAAGTGCTATCGTTTGCAGTTACTTTTTGTGCTTCTTCGGCCGAGAACTCCCAACCCTAACGTCTTCTGCGTTGACGATTCTCCGTATCTCTAATCATTAGCCTGTCGAACCTATTCACCCCCATCATAGATACACCACGTTCTTCCCCTACTATTTCACCTTTCGGTCTACTCTCTCAGAGTTGTAGGTGTATCTATGGTGGAGGTGGTGGGAATCGCACCCACGTCCAAACTACCTTTCGATCAACATCATCGAATACTTTATTTATACACCATCACAGTGTATTTGTCAATACTAAATTCCAGTATCTTGTAACACTGGGCCCATTTCTTTTCCTACAGAAACAACACACCCAATGTCTTCACCCATTCTAAACACCACACTAAACTCATATGTTTTTGGATTTACAAATACATAGAATCCATGTGATGCAATCTCAAGTTTACTTGATTCCATATTCAATAGATTGGATGCACCGTTACCAGAGATAAATGGCAGTTCTCCATGTTTCTCAACCAACTGTTCTTTCAGTTCGTCAAATTTGAAACATGGAAAGGAACCAGTAATTCTTCCTAGTTCCTCTGCCGCATATGCACTATGAGGTAAGAGACTCAGACTCAGTAATAACGCCAGTTTGTTCATCACTTTCTTTTTCCCATTCAGAGACAAACTGTTCAATGGTTTCGACAAGTAAGGGAAGATACTCATGTTTCTTCTTCACAAACTCTTGAACCTGTCCATCTTCGGTTACAACCAGAATTACAATCTGTTCGATTTCAATTCCAGTTCGTTCTTCAAACATCTCTGCATATGCAGCTGCCTGAATATAGTATGACTCATTGTATTCATCATTACGTTGAGAACGTGAAGTCTTGAAGTCAATGATTGAAGGAACACCGTTGTATTCTGCAATGCAGTCTACACGTCCTGCCACCTTATACTTGTCACTCCACAGTCCTGCTTCTTGAGCAAAGATGTTATCAATGCGATCTTCTAGAACTGGTTTTAGTTGTGAGAACAAACACCAAGGCAGAAACTCATGATTCTCCTTAACTACTTCTTCATTGTTCAAAAAGTCTTCACACATCTTGTGGACTTTTGTTCCACGAGTTGCGGCAGTTCGAGCAATATAGTTCGCAACATCTTCACCTACACGTTTACGCCATTCTGCAAGTCCTTCACGTTTACGAACATTCAGAACTGTAGTAATAGATGGATACAAACCATCTGGCGTGACATAGAAACGCTTACGATTTACGTTCTTTGTCTTGACTTCTGGGATAACTACCCCAATATGATTAAACATAATATTTCACCTTTTCTAGTTTTTCATTCTATATTATAATTGGATCTGGGCCATTTGTCAATAGATTTATCCCACACCCATTTTGATTTTATTAATGATGTATTCTTTCACAAAACCAGAACGAACAATGTCACCAATATTGAATTCGATATTCTCAAAGGCATCCATCTGTTCTAAGATTTGCATGAACTTCATCATACCTTCTTTTTCATATTGCTTCTGCAAGTCTGTCTGCATGAAGTCACCACAGAAGATAATCTTAGAGTCCTGTCCCACACGAGTTGTTATCGAATCAAGTTCATGGAAGTTCAAGTTCTGACACTCATCTACAATGATGATAGCATTGTCTAGTGTGATACCACGCAAGAACGATGTAGTGAGAAACATCAAAGAACCTTGATTCTTTAGACGATCATAGAGGCCAGAGAATGCAATCTCATTAGGCATCTCAAACATAAACTTCACCATGTTCTGATATGGAACTTGGAACAATGCAGTCTTGTCTTCTTCATCGCCAGGCAAGAAACCAATCTCACGAGTTGGAACTGCACTGCGAACTAGGTAAACCGTATCATAGGGAGTTTCGTTTCGTAGAACTTCCTGTAGTGCATTATAAAGTGAAATGAAAGTTTTACCAGTTCCCGCTGCACCGTAAAGGAAAAGGTTCTTACCCTGTTTGTATGCATCAAACGCTTTCTTTTGATTATCTGTGATTGGTTTCACCGAAACCATTTGATCCATACGAATATCTTTTGACTTACCCATTATTAATTGCTACTCCATTTTTTTCTGTGTTTATTAACTACTTCTTGCGTCTTAATATCTTTAGCAGACTTTTTACCATACCGTTCACCAAGTGGACTGTTGGGATGTGCCTCTGCAGCCTTGGAAAGAACCTCTTTGAATCCATTGTCGGTTTTGATACCGCCCCGACCACTGATTACCATAGGAGCGCCAGTAATAAGTTGGTTCATATGTGGATTGTCTTTTACGAACTCATCCCTTTCGGATATTCGCATTGTCATTTCATAAACTTCACCAGTATTGGTGTCTTCAAAAGTATAATTAGGCATTATTTTTTCTCATTAAGTTTTTGTCGGAGTATATGAATTTCTTCATTCAACTCTTTTATACGAACCATCAGTTGATGATTCATTTTCTGCATTTCTGCAAGTTCTTTTTTATACATGTCTTCCATAGTTATATACTGCTCTGTAACCATGTTGGGACTTCCCTTTTGGTGTATTTATTAAAACCACTCTTATACTTTATATAGTAGTTTCGATAAGCACTACGAGAGTCACCATCAATCTTTACATCATCAGGCATTGCCTGTGGCGGTTGCGTCTTGTAATCCACTGGAATGTTTTTTGGTGGGTTTTGTATGAACTCTGCATACTTTTCACATGCATGACGTTTACCATAACGATAGGTATACTCACGACACAATGCCCGCCACATGTAATACAACCAAGTATAGTTGTTGTTACTAGAACGAGTCCAGATGTTGGAAGGATGGTTGACATGTGATGCCTTCATCAATCCCTCTTCACGTTCATCATCTAGACGCCAACGTTTGATCTTACGGCCGTTTTTAGTGAGTCCATAATACATCTCACCATCCAATACACGATGTGCAGTAGACATGAGTTGTGCATACTCAATAATCATTTTGACAACATGTTTGTCATTGTGCATTTGTGCCGCAGTGACAGGGTTCGAATCTAGATAGAATACGTTCATCAGTCCCACCTGTAAAATATGTGATCCTCAATCTCAATCGTCTTCTCTTTTGATGAGGCCCACGAGGGGTTTACATAATCAGCATGATAGTGGGTTGCACCATCAGTGATATCCATTACTTGTATGTTACCATAAACAATGTCATAACTCAAGTCATAAATGTTCTGAAATGTAGTCATGTCTTGTGGTGTGTCATCTTTACCATCACAATACCAACTGAACTGACAACGATGGCGAACTGGAATCATTTCACCAGTTCCCTTCCAAGATGGACGCTGAGGCCCCTCTTTGACAACACCACAGATTGTCTCTGGGAACCGACTATCGTTCACACGATTGATAGTAACTGCGGCAACAGCAAGTTGTCCCGCTGTCCCTTGATTTCGTGCCTCATGGTAGATGTTATCTGCAAGACACATAGTCTCTTCTAGCATATACATATCAACCTCACCAAGTGAGGCATCTGGTGTATTTACTGCGAGGAATGAAAGTAACAGAGTCTCAAACATCAGAAGGGAATCTCATCGTTCAGTTCTTCTACAAGAGACTGACGATACGCCATCTCTTCTTCCATATAGTTAGGTTCACATGGGCCTTCACGTCCCATCAGAACATCCTCTGCATACTCACCAAAAGAAATACCATACTTCTCTTTTGCTTTCATAACAATAGTAGGATAAGTCTCAGTCAACTGTCCTTCCTTGTCATAGAAACCATAGACGAATTCTTCAACGTCCATCAACATTGCACTTACTTTTCCCATTATAACACCTCATCCACTTGACGTAAGAAAGAACTGATAGGCATATCTTTCACTGCACCATCAGAGTATTGAACCGTTACAAAGTCTTCATTGTAAGGGCCTGATAGTTGGTCGATAACCTCAGCAGTCAACTTCACCCAACTATCCTCAATCAAATCAAAGGTAGACACCTTGAACTTTTTACCATAGATAATCATTATACAATCTCCTTGAAACCAAAAGCTGCCACACGATACTTCTTGTTACCGAGCAATATCTGGTCATTCATTGAAGTAGAGCGCAAACCATATTCAACTCCATTCTTTACTGGAAGTGTTGCCATCACAGTAACGTCTTCAGAGTAGTCTTCGTTAGGCATCTCTTTGCCTTCCCACTTGATAGTAGGGCCTTTACTCCAAGAACCTTGAATGTTGTTGGTTCGCATGTATGCATATTCTAGAGCATCTGTTCCTTCACGATCACCAACATCTACAAACGCAACTGTGCGAGGTGAGTCTTCAAAGGCAGTGTGGATTACAGCAACTTGATTCATAATATATTCTCTCTTTCTGATCTCTTACATAGCTAATATATCACCGTGTCAATATATTGTCAACGGTTTTTGTAATATTTTTCATAAATTATTTTAATTTTGTTTAATTCGGGATGTCTGTGTATCCACTGTCCAGTAGAAGGGTCAAACTCCGTCTTGAAGAAAGCATCCATTTTTATGTTACCTGTTGTTTTAGTAACATCTATATGTTTACACATTTCATCAAAATCTGCATCAGACATAATCGAATCATCTTCTATCTCATAGGCATAAGCCGCAACAGACAATTTGATTCTATTTCTTATTTCTTGGTTTATCATAGTATATCTGCATCCCAAACCATCTGTGCCAACTTGTCCTGTAGACGATAGGCTTCCTTTTCCCAAGGAAGTTCCCAATAGTTGGTTCCCTCTTTGACTTTCGCTTTCTTCCAACGATTACTATACCCATCCATTTCGTTGCGAGCATACTGCTTAACGTGAACCATCTCATGGGTGAGTGTGGTAATAAAATCTTTGAGGGTTAGTTCACGACTAATCTCAATCTCAAACTCACGGTTAGTGTCTTCCATCATACAGTAACCAACGGCATCACCCTTGATTTTCTTGATGTTGACAGTGATTTCTAGAGTTCGAAAGCGAGGTAACAGTTCTTTGATACAGAAACCGACTACCTTCTCGGCAATCTCTCTCTGGAACTTGTTACCACCGTTGACTTGAATATAGTTCATATTTGTCTCTCTTTTCTCAATCTATACCTATATTATACATGTTCTGAGAACAAAGTCAAGCGTTTTTAGCTAAAAAAAAGCCCTTGAGAATCAAGGGCTTATCTAAGAAGTAGAAAAAAATGGAGCGGTTGGGTAGGAATCGCACCTCCATCTGTTATCGGGAAGATAACTGTAATACTTTTATACTACAACCGCAGTGAGATGGTGAAGTCAACTAGTGAGAGAGAGAGTTGAGAGAGAGGCGTTGCCCTCACCATCTTTTATTATAGTAACCCATAAGCTACTAATAGTCAAGAACTTTTTAAAATTAATCTTCAAAAAGTTTAGCAAGTGTGGCAGGGCCTGCAATACCATCTGCAACCAAACCGTTTGCAGCTTGCCACTCTTTCAATGCACGTTCTGTGCCTGGGCCAAAGTCACCATCGGCACCAATACCCAATGCTTCTTGCATCAGTTTGACGCCTTCACCTTTACACCCTTTGCGTAGAACGCCGATATCATCTAGAATATCTTCAATGTCACCATCGTCTGCACCCAAGTCTTCGACACTCATGCCTAGGACTTCCATTGCATGAGTGTAGCGTTTCTGACGATCTTCTAGTCCGATGTTGCCACCGTTAATCTTCTTAGTCATCTTCACAACGTTGTCTGTGTCTGCAATATCGTTTAGATTGTTTGCATCCCAAAACCAACATGCAGACTCAATCGCACCCGCCGGAGTTGCAACATACTCTGCCGCTTCTTCGGCAGTCATATCAACTGACTTGCCGAAACGAGTGTAGTTGTCACGCCCTGTCAACTGTTTCAGGCCACGGCCACGAAAACGCCAACCGTCACCCTCTTCAGTGTTGCCCATCTTATACTTACGATACTCATCGTTGTATACACGATTGGCAATCATCTCTGGATTACGGGCATACTCATCTGCATCTGCCTTTGGGGGTTCGCCAAAGTAACGTCCAAAGACTGAACGTAGTGCCTTTGCAGAATAGTTTAGGTTTTCTTCTAGTCGTTTGAAACCACCAGACTCATGAGCGCACTGACTTAGAAAGTGTGCAACTCTACGTTCTGTTGTGATACCATATTTTGGTAGTAGTTCGCATAGTGCATCATACCAATCATCTGCATCAGCAGAAATGATTTCCTGTAGATGTTCCTTAGTGAAATCAAATTCGAAACTCATTGTTTATCCTCTATTAAAAGTTGAACCCAACCATGTGATAATGGTATCTGGGTCAGTGGTTACATATGGATCGTCTTGAGCGTTATCTGTTCGGCCAGGTTCTTCCCAAAACTCTTCAATCTTGCCATCGTTCACAACCATAGCATAACGCCAAGAGCGCATACCAAACCCAAGATTGCTCTTATCGACAAGCATACCCATTTGTCTTGTAAACTCGCCGTTACCGTCTGGTATAAACTTAATATTCTTGACACCTTGATCGATCATCCATTTACGCATAGTGAACGTATCATTCACTGAGATAACATAGATTTCATCAATACCATAGTCTTTACGAATTTCCCAATACCGTTCTTCAAATCCAGGCACTTGCATGGTTGAACAGGTTGGAGTGAAGGCGCCCGGCAGTGAGAACACCACCACACGTTTGCCTCCGAAAATATCTTGTGTGGTTACATCTTTCCAATCAAAAGGATTCAGTCCACCGTTTGTCTTGTCTACATGGCAAATTTCTTCACCGTCTGTGCGAACACGATATTTAAATGTCACACTGGGGACGATCACGCCCTCTTTCATAATTTAACTCCTAGTATAGTTATCGTTCCAACCGAACGCTTCTTTCACAACTGCCGCAGACAATCCTTTGTATACTTGATGCAGTTTCTTGTCTTTGGCAGCAACAATTAAGTCTGCCTCTGACTTGTGCAAACCTTCCAACATCTGGATGAACATGTTTTCACGTTTTGCCTGAGGGAGTCTGTCATCGCCACCTTTGACAAAACGATACAGTTTCCTAGACTCACGGCGTAGGACTGTATGTTCTGTTCCTTCAACTGATTCGTTTGCCTTGTATGGAACGTCCCCTTCTGGGAGCAACCATTCAATGTTGGGGTCGAATGATGATTTAAGAATCATTCGTAGTGGTTCACTATCATATTGACGTAGAAGTTCTACCTTCTTTGCCTTAGTCTTTGCATTGTGAACCTTTTTTAAAACCTCACTCAATAGAGGTGTGTATGTGTCTTTTACCATTTTAAAAGTCTCCGATATCATTCATGAGATTTTTCAATCTCTTCTGTATGAAATAATTTAGTAGTTTGTTTCTGTCGCCTTTTGGGGGTTTCCTGTATTCTTCCAGAATCGCCACCTTCAAGTCACTTGGAATATAATCCAAATCAATCAATGTTTTGTTTCGCTGATAATTTCTTAACATCTCCTCTGTGCAAAAATCTTCTGGTTCAAGAGTAATCCATGTTTCCAGTTTCTTCTTGGCCAGTGGTTTCTGTCGCAAATCATCTGCGAATGTATTGTCTGGTGACAAGAAGTTAGGAATACCGTCACTTCTATCGCCCTTCAATACATGTTCCTTAATATATAGTGTCGGGTCTTGGCCGTTCACAAACTTCTTCAACACTGGACTGTATTGTTTTACAAAACTGTGTTTCTGAAGTTGGATGAAGTCCTTGTCGCCTGACAATATAAGAACAGATTCAAACTCATTTGGAGTCTCTGCAATGTGTTGCACAATAGATGCAATGCAATCATCTGCCTCTGCACCTTCTACTTCAACTACCTTGTAGGGGAATGTCTCTTTGATTTCGTCACGAATGTTATTCAGTGTATCAAAGATTAAAGGCCAATCTAGTCCAGACTTTTCCCTGTCCTTCTTACGATTGGATTTGTAATTGGGGAAGTATTCTCTTCTCCAATATTTTTTGCTATCATAACATAGAACTAGTTCACCATATTCTTCACTGAACTTACTTCGATAAGCACGAAGCGAGTTCAGAACCATATGACGAACTAGATTTTCATCTACATCATTCTGTCTACGAGAACCAATTTGCATCATCAGATTACTGATGGTGACTTGGTTCATGTCAACTAATATCATCTTATAATCATCCTATATTTTCCAATAATATATATTACCCCATATATTACTAGTTGTCAATAGATTATTGGTCGGAGTAGATGGATTCGAACCACCGACATCTACGTCCCAAACGTAGCGGTCTACCAGACTGACCTATACTCCGAAATTGGCTGCCCGAGCAGGACTCGAACCTGCGACCAAAAGATTAACAGTCTTCTGCTCTACCAACTGAGCTATCAGGCAATATTTGGAGCGGGCAAGGAGAATCGAACTCCTAGCATCAGATTGGAAATCTGAGGTATTACCATTATACGATGCCCGCAAATTTTGGTGCCGGTGAAAGGAATCGAACCTCCAACCTACTGATTACAAATCAGTTGCTCTACCGTTGAGCCACACCGGCATTAACTTTCTTCCATCTCCGTTGTCCACTCACATTGAATGTCTGGATACCAAACACCAACTGAACGTTTAGGAGTTCCGTCTGGATAGTATGCCATTACTAAACAGACTTGTTTACATTTGTTTTGTTGATACTCACCCCAAAATAAATCTAGGTAAGTTCCGCTTTTCAAGTAGTTTTCAAGATTACGAATATAACCTTCGATGTTTGCTACCTTTGCAATTGCACCCTTGACGTTTGCCCGAGCATTACGTTTCTCTGCACTTAACAAATCTTTCTGAGTCTTAATCCATTGTTTCACTTTGAGGTGATGCCATGGATGATCCTCTGAATGTTTCAATACATCTGGGTGAACAGACTTGTATTCTGGGGGGTTTTCTTTTAGACGTTTCTCACGAGCAAGACGCAATCGTTCTGCCGCTGCTGCCTTCTGTTCAGGCGACATAGGTTTCCTACGTTTACGTTGTTTAGGGAGAGTTGCATCATTCTCACGTTTAACTCTTGCCATGATAATACCATCCTATTTAATAACCAAGTTCTTCTTTACGTTTCTGCATCTTTCGTTTGTATCTACGAGTTGCAGATGCCTTTGCTTTTCTGCGTTTGGTTCCTTTACTTTCGTAAAAGGTTCTTTCACGCATCTCTTGGAAGAAACCATCTGCAATGAGTTTCTTCTTTAAAATTCTGATTGCCTTGTCCACATTACCATTGCGAACTTCGACAGTCATTCCATCCTTTTGTCTTTCTTTATTATATTTATTAGGTTTCATTATCTTCCTATAATTGGCCTCCCCCACAGGATTCGAACCTGTAACCTACGGCTTAGAAGGCCGTTGCTCTATCCTGTTGAGCTAGGGAGAGATTAACTCAACGGTTTACTTATTAAACTTCACACGATACATACGTCCTTCGTGATAGAACGTAACAACACTGTGCGAGTAAACCTCTTTTGTTTCTGTGGTATATGTAGTCTTATTCTGACAACGAGTTTCTTGACGATAACCGATGATTTGTTGTTCACCGTTCTTACCACCAATGATAGCGCCTGCCATCGCACCTACACCAGTTGCAGCTTCCTTACCGCCACCTTTACCGATTTGGTTTCCAAGAATACCACCAATCAAACCACCGACAATTGCACCACCTTGGTCAAACTTCTTCTCACCATAGATGGGAACTTCTACCAAGTTACAAACTTGTTCTGTCTGTGGGATATTACGAGTTACAGTCTTATAGATATCTTGCACATCTGTAACTACTTGTTTCTCTGCGAGTGCCGGAGTTGACACCATCAATGCAACCGCTGTTGCAACCATTACCTTTTTCATGTCCTTACCTTTCATTCAACTATTTGGACAACTTCACCCATACCAAAGAATTCATATCCACCTTCACACTTGGTAATCTTCACCACCGTTTCAAGTGCCTCACTGAATTCTTTTGCGGCATTGACTGCCTCTTCTAGGGTTTCATAAATCATCACATCACCTTTCACATACTATACTATAATCAATCCTCTGTCAAGACTTTATTTCAGAAATTTTGATTAATTCTTTTTCACCGTTATCATCAACCTTACAACGAATGTAGTCACCATCTTCTAAGGATATCAGAGTGCTTTCAATGATATCTTCAACGACTTCCCGCCGCCCCTTCCGCTCTCCCCACTTATGGAAGATATAAAGTGCAACTGTGGCCACAATGGCATGTTCGATTGCTGTCATAGAATTACCTCTCTCTAAGATTGTATACTCTTAAAAGTATTTATCAAGACGCACATTCCTTCTCAAACTCCTCAATCATTGATTTCTTTTCGTCAATCAATCGTTCAACAGAAGAAAGTGCCATGCGCTTCTCATCAGACGCACCCTCATTCATTGCAATCAACAGGTTTTCCAAAACCTCAATATCTTTCAAAACTTCAACCATTATGCGGCCTCCTTCACATAGGTGGCAGGATTCACCACCTTCATATATTGTAATTTGAACTCCTTGTGTTCAACATCAAACTCATCGTTTGGGTCAAACTGAGATTCCCACTCATCATAAGTCACAACCTCACTAGGAAACTCTTTCCAACCGACACCATTTTCAATGCCGATTGCGGCAACAAATGCCATTGCATCCTGTGGACGATCAAGTCCTTCGACAACGTAGTCCATACCAGACTTGAACTTCCAGTATGCATTGCCGTCCTTAAACTTACCAGACTCACAGTGAGCGCCGTAGTTTTCCAAAGCTTGGGTAGTCACAACAAATTTCATAATTTAGTCCTCAATCTCAACCTTACCTATACAGTATATGTTATCAGAACAAGAATGTCAAGCGATTTTTTCAACTTTTAAGCCACTTTTTTCAAGAAATTTTACACCAGAATCATCACGATATTCTATGGAGTAATAAACATTTTTTATGCCCGCACCCTGTATCATCTTCGAACAGTGGATACATGGGGCATGTGTGATGAAGATAGAGGCATCCTTACCAGACTCACCATCACGAGCGAGTTTGATAATCGCATTCGCCTCTGCGTGAACCACTTCTGGTTTAGTTTTAAGATGATATTTGTCGTCAAAATCTGAGTAGACTTCATCTTCACAACTGTTATCCCAACCAGAGGGAGTTCCATTATAACCAATGGAGATGATACGATGGTCTTTGACAACACATGCACCAACCTTCAAACGAGTGGCACTGGACAATTCTGAGAATCGTTTCGCAGTGTCCATGTATGCATCTAACCATTTCTGTTTCATATTAACCCCACCAAGAAGTATCAACGCCAGGAGTGTTCGCAGTATACATCATAGAATCTGGACGGTTCATGTAAGAATCTAGAACCCCATCATTCTCAATCAGTGCCGCAATGTCACGGCGTTCCTTAACCATTTGTGCAAGTCGTTCTTCTACATTAGTGTATTGTGAGAACGACTTGATGTTCATATCATAGACACAAATCATCTTTTTCAAAACTTCAATATCGTATTTCATTATGCCTCCACACGGTCATGAACTGGAACTGCACCGTAGAAACGTCCACCGATAAGTTTCTCAATCGCCGCACTGAAACGAGAATCAGAAGTCGCAGCATAGTTGCCACCGAACATAGTCCAAGAACCTTTCTCAAGTTCATCAACTGGAACAATCTTCACAGTGCCTGGCATATTACCCTTTACCAACTTAACTGCTGGACAGTCATCAGCTGGATCGAATGGGCCATCCACATTCACCACGTTCAAACGAGTAAACCGATTAGTCACACCATTGCAAGTGCAATCGTAATCAGAACCACTATCTTTATAAACACTAACATTCAAACCCATAATAATATCCTCTCTTAGTTAGGAAAAACCAAATCAAATTCGTCAATCATAATATCCCGAACCCGCTCACGGTCAACAGTGTCACCACAGAAGTTCTCAATACCGAACTTCACCCAACACAACTTAGTTGCTTTCAAGATTTGATCTCCAGTAGCACCCATGTCATAGATACCACCCTTACCGTAGAATTCGTAGACATAACCCACAAACTCAATCACATCATCATAAATTTCTTCAACATTTTTCATTATTGTGCCTCCACCATATAAAACCGTTTAACACCCTCATCCCAAAGGATTGCAGCGTCTTCATCATTTTCGAAACCGTATTCACTTGCAAAGTCAATGCTACTGCTGGTAGCAACACTACCATCGAAACCATACATTTGCAAGACGTAACAGATACTTTTTGCAGTCTCAACTCCGGCAACAATATCACCATTGTTATACATCTCAATTTTTCCGTTGTCAGCTGCGATATAATCAATCATGTTTTCTCTCTTTCTCTCAACTTACATATACACTATACACTTGTTATCATAACAAGTCAAGCGTTTTCTAGAAAAAAAGCTAAAAAAAAGCCCTTGAGAATCAAGGGCTTAGAAAAAAATTTAAAAAAGTTTAAATTTTATTTGTCTTGAAGTTCTTTCAGTTCCAACATAAGAGCTTTCGCTTCCTCATAATATCCCTGTCTGTGCAATTCTGCAGCAGCTCTCGCACGTCCAGCAGTTTCCCCAATTGCAACCATTCCCATGAAGATTCCCATAAGTGTAGTTGAGATTGTTTTGAATACCATCGGCAATGGATTTCTGAATGTAGGTTGTCTAAATGCTACTGACATTATACAAGTCCTTTCGATGCATTGCCACGAACTCTTGTATAGTCCTTGCAATCATGAGCGATACTCCAAATGTCTCCACGAGCAATACCCATGTCATTCAGTTCTCTGTCTGATAGTGACGATAGTTGTTTGATTGTTGTATTTGCGATTTTGTTTCTTTTGTAGGCAGCGACTAGTTTACTTAACATTAAACCACTCCTCTGCCTCTTCTTGCGTATAAGGCCACATAATTATCTCCTGTGTGTATGATATGTGTGTAGGTTCATCCTACGACTATATTTATAAACTAAAGTCGTATTTTAATGTTGCAATTGCGTAAAATCTGTTATGCGCCTTTGTCATGAATCTTAACAAAGTATTCAGCATCTACCACTACGAGTGGTTTCTTACCGTTCTTTTTCATCACAACAATCGGTTCGTAGTCTCCACTGTTTTCAGACGCTTGAGTATATGCATCCCAAACGTTTAGTTTCTCTACGTTCTTACATTCAATTGAGTAGGGGAATTTTTCTCTTGCGGCACGAGCCATGATTAAGTCTTCGCCGCCTGCACCCATTGATCTAGATTCTATATCTTCTGGGTGAACTTGCAGTTCCTCAATCAGTTTGTCTCTGACCCACTGTTGGAGTCTTCTGCCCTTCGCTTTTGCGCTTTGTGTTTTCATTATCTTTCATCCCGAATATTCGATCCCAATTCGATTCGAATTGTTCTCTATTACTTATGGGACGTGCCTTAGAACCCTTACCGCCATGCCAGTTAGTTCCACTCATCCTCTTCATCCTCTGCAAGTTCATCTTCAATTTCTATCTCAGATGCACAAAAAGGGCAGAAAGACACCTCATAGTATCTTTCTGCCAAATTATGTTTTATTTCGAATGTTGCCTCACACTCTTCGCATTGTAATAGTTTTCTGCTCATGCCACTTCTTCATACACATCGTCCCACTTACCCTGTAATCCAGCGACTTCGTATTCTGTGACACGATTCTCAAAGAAGTTCGTATGGTCTGCACCATTCAGAACCCATTCTAGCCAAGGTAGGGGATTTTCTTTTACTTTAAAGTTTGTTTTCAAACCGAGTTGGAGTAAACGTCTATCGGTTATATACCTTATATATGTCTTCACTTCAGACATATCCAAACCTTCAACCTCACCCATCTTATATGCAAGTTCTACAAACTTGTCTTCCAGTTTTACTGCAACACGAGCCATCTCATAGATTTCTGCTTTGAAAGCATCGTCTACAATACGAGGATGTTCTGCACAATATGCCTTGAAGAGTTTTGCGTTACCCTCAACGTGAATTGATTCGTCACGAATACTCCACTCAACAACCTTACCCATACCTTTCATCTTACCGAAACGTTGGAAGTTCAATAACATTACAAATGAAGCGAACAGTGCAACACCTTCGTTAAATACAGACTTTGCAAGTGCAAGTCCTAGTCCACGAACAGTATTAGGGTCAGAGTCCATCATGAACTCCACCTTGTCTACCATCTCTGTGTATTCCAAAAACGCATGATATTCACTATCGGGCAATCCAAGTGTTTCGTTAAGAAGTGCATATGCTCTTTGGTGAATTCCTTCACGTCCAGCAAAAGAACCCAACATGTTGCGAACTTCGTTGTTTTTGAATTTGGGGATGAACTGGTCATAATAGTTTTGTCCTACTGCAACATCTGACTGTGTGAACAGACGTAGAATGTTAGTAACGTATTCCTTCTCTACACCAGACATTTTACCAGACTTCCAATCTGCAACGTCTTCAGACAAGTCAAGTTCATCTTCAATCCAGTGAACCTTTTCGTGTCGTGTTGTAATCTCCACTGCCCAAGGATAGTGGAATGGTTTGTAGGTTTCAGAGAACTCCATCAAACCACCAGAACGTTTCTTCACAAACTGTTCAGAGATTGCCATGAACTGATCGTATGTTCCAATCAGTTTATCGTCAATGAAGATTTGTGGAACAGAACGAGCTCCAGGCACTTTCTGGTAAAACGCCATGCGTTGCTCTTCATTGTCTAGTCTATGTTCTGTGTATTCATAACCGTGTTGTTTGAACCACGTCTTTGCCTTTTCGCAAAAAGGACAATTTGATTTACTGTAAATTTCTACTTTCATTTTTATTTTATCCTTGGCATGCCACACATTCGTCTTGCGACTGTGCTTCTAGTGTTTGAGTTTCAAAGTCTTTCAGAGCATCTCTCGCAACTTTCGTTGATACGTTCTCTGCTCTTTGTGATGTTTCGGTTCGTAGGTAATACAAACCCTTTGTTCCTAGTTTCCACGCAGCAAAGTGTGCTTTGTGTAAGTCTTTCTTATCTGCACCAGCAGGGAAGAACAAGTTTAGTGACTGTCCTTGACACAAGTATTCTTGTCTGTCAGCCCCTTGTTCTATCAATGACATTTGATCCAATTCGATGGCAGTTTTAAAAACATCTTTGACTTCTTGTGATAGGAAGTCCAAGTGTTGAACAGAACCACCATTGGTAATAATGTCAGTCCACACTTCTTGTGTATTCTTTCCAACCTTCTCTAGTTCCTCTTCCAAGTAATCATTCTTCACCAAGTGTGAACCCGCCCGAGTTCTATGGGTATATGCATTCGCCTTCGATGGTTCGATAGATGGTGATGTTGACACAATGATACTTGAGTTTGCGTTAGGAGCAATTGCAAGTAAGTGTGCATTACGTCTACCAGTTCCTTGCATGTCTGGTGCTTCTCCACGTTCCAATCCTAGTTGCATAGATTCTGCAACAGATTCATTTTTAATATGTTTGAATACTCTACGGTTCAGTTCCCTTGCTTGGGCAGATTCAAATGGAATTCTCTTCTGGTGTAGAAGTGAGTGCCATCCCATTGCACCAAGTCCAAGTGAACGTTCCTGTGTTGCAGAGTATCTTGCACGAGAAATTTCGTCACCGGCGTTATCAATGAAGAACTGTAGAACGTTATCCAAGAAACGAATCAAATCACGAATAAGAGTTGTATCCTTCCACTCATCAAACTTTTCTAAGTTTACAGAAGACAAACAACAGACTGCCGTTCTATCTTCAGATGTTGGTAGGTGAATCTCATTACATAGGTTCGAACCATGAATTTTCAGACCCTTCGCCCGCATCGTGTGTGGCAATGCTCGGTTCGCAGTGTCAATGAAGTTAAGGTATGGTTCACCAGTTCTGTAACGAGTTTCTAGAATCTGTTGCCACAACTTACGAGCAGGTGTTGATTCACGAACATCATCATCGTTAGGGTCACGCAAGTCCCACATCTCACCACGTTCAACTGCTCGCATGAATGCGTCTGTAATGTTGATTGCATGGTGTAGGTTTAGGTTCTTACGGTTTACGTCACCAGTAGGAACACGCATGTTTAGGAACTCAATAATGTCTGGGTGTGATACGTCAATGTATGCCGCATAAGAACCTTTACGAGTGCGTCCTTGACGGTATGCAGTCATGTCTGCATCTACAGTGTGAAGGAATGGCATCGGGCCAGGCGCCTTATCTGAGATTGCACGAACATCACTCCAGTGTCCACCAACACCACCACCTTTAACTGACAACCATCGCAACTCAGAAGAGTGGTCGATAAGTCCTTCAAGTGAGTCTGGGACGTAAGTTAAGAAACAAGAAATAGGAAGTGCCTTTGCCTTCTGCCCTGGCAATGGCGCATTTGACAACACTGGGGAAGAGAACATAAACCACCCTTTAGAGACTGCATCATAGATACGTTGTGCGAGTCCCATATCACCAGCAGAGTATGCAAGTGAGGCACGAGCGTATGCCTGTTGTGGCGAATGTTCATTGTCTAAACAATAATAGTCCTTAAGAAGTTTATATGCTTGTTCTGATAGTTGTTTATCTTTTTCGTAGTCTAGTGTAATGCCGAGGTATTCTTGACCAAAGTCTCCCTCAGCCTTGGGAAAGTCAATTACTTTAACTTCTGCAAGGGCCATGTTGTTATTCTCCTAATTGTTTTTTCTTTATACACGCTTCCAATTATTAAAAGTTGTAAGCGCAGACAGTCCCGAATGGGTGTTACTATGTATAACTGCCTTTATGTCATCTGGTGTAATACCAGACAAAACCATATCATTAATATCTTTTTCCTCAATCCCTTTGGGCCATAAGACAACAGAGTAACCTTCCTTGATACAAACTTCAATCTGTTTACAGACTTCTTTGTTTCTAGGTTCGTTATCTGGTATCAATACCGCCTTACTTTTGAATTGTGGAACACGCAAGTCACTTTGTGCGACTGCAACTGCATTGTTTAAAAACAAACTATCAAGTGGGCCTTCAGTGACATATAACGTCTTTGAAGGATCTACCCTGTCGAGACCAAAAATCTTTGGATAGTTTTTATCCAGTATGATAGTTATGTATTTTTGTGGTTCGTTACCAAACGCCCTCCCTTGATAGGCAAATATTTCCCCATTGTCTTTTCTAAAGGGGATAATCATCCTTGGATGATCGCCTTCTAAGGAAGGAAACTTGTTTTCTACAAGTCCGTTGGTGAACTCAAAGAATTTTGGACTGTAATATATATCATCCCATGCTGCTTCAGGCAGTGATCTTTTGGATAAAATTTGCACCGCCGGATGATTTTTTTCAAGTTGACTAAAACTTTTTAGCCCATGAAATTTGGGTTTAGTTTTGAACTCTGGTTTCTTGAAGGCGAACTTTGGTGCAGCAACATGTTGTCCATTATTCTTACCGCCACGTCCACTGGCAGTCTGACCCTCTTTATATCTTTCCAACTGGTATTCTTTGTATAGGTTAGAATCCACATGTTCAATTAGTTTTGCCAGTGTGGTTCCCATACTACAGTTGTGACATTTATAGAACAAGTCGTTCTTTGTTCTATAAACAAATCCTCTCGCCTTCTTGCGATTGGTGGTTGAGTCGCCACAATAGGGACAGGAAAAATTCCAGAGGAAGTCTTTCTTCTTCTGGAAATTTCTAAGTCTGGGGCCTATCAGTGAGATATACTTTGTGTCAATGTAGTTCATAGTTAATCATAATATAGAAAGTTCACTCAATTGTCAATAGATTTATAAGAGGACAGGAAGTATTTTCTGTAGTGCAAATCCTGCAACGATGGAACCACCTATGATTATCCATCTCCACTTCTCCAAAACACCTACTCTGTTTTGTAATTCATGTCTAAGTTTTTGGAACTCTTCAGTCTCGGCTTTGTTGTGATCCCTCATCGCCTGAATCATTCTACGTTCCATTTCACCCATCTGGTGAGTCTGTTCTTTCGCATTAGACGTAATACGAGAATGCAACTCCATTATATTATCTTGAAGTTTTTTCTCTTGATCGTCCAATGCTTCTTCCTGCCTTATGAGTTTTTCTTCATGAACTGCCATGATGGTGTGCAATGACTGAGAAACATCAGCAATCTTCTCAATCGCAGAATCCAAACGTAAATGAATTTCCTTCATCTCGCTTACTTCACGTTTGAGAAGTTCTACTTCCGTTTCTAATGTCTTAGTCGTTGCCATTTTCTAGTCTCTGAATTCGTTCTTCCAGTTCATCAATCTTCTTTGTGACATATGGATACTTCTTTCTCCATGCATCAGTTGGTTGTTCGAACCATGTCAGACCATATTTATCTACCAAGAAATCTAGAAACTGGTCTAGTTTTGCATAACACCACAAACCAGCACGAGTGTCCTTGAAATATGCAAGGAATGCCGCACCAGCAAGTGAACCTAAAATCGCTGTGTAAATCCACAACGTATCATCAAAGAGTCTACTGATAAGTTCCATTATAGACCCTCTGTATGTTTAACGTAATTATCCATACCGTGATCCATCGCACCGTCTAAGATGCCAGAACGGTATCCTCTCCACTTGTCTTTGATTGCTTGCCAAGTAGTGAGTTTTCTTATATTACCATAGAAGTTGATATATTGCAATACCCCATGATGTTTATAACCCATTAACCATAGAGGAACCTTAGTCACAATATCGTTATTGTTTACGAATCTGAAGTGTGGGGTTGCAATGTTCTTTACAAACTTACGAGTTCCCACACGAGGTGAGCCGAATGTAGTCAACTGTTCAACTGGAGTGTATTCTTCAAAACGAGATGTTGCAACGGTTGCCATTGCCGCACCAAGTGAGTGTCCAGTGATGTAAAACTTTCTGTTTTGATACTTGTGTTGATGTGTAGCAATGTCTTGCCAAATCTTGTCTAGTTCGTTTCTAAAACCAGAGTGAACCAAACCGTGTGTCATTGCCCCACGAGGGATTGCATTCAAGTCTGCAAGAACATCAGATAGTTCATCTGGTTCTGTTCCTCTGAAACACAAGACGTAGATCTCTTTGTTCCAGACTGCATGGCATTGTGCGCCTTTTATATCCCAAAACTTGTGTCCAGTGAACCCAAGTTCCTTCATTTTTGGTTTTGCTTCTTTTTCGTCTAGGTATGCGTTACTCGCTAACCTCGCCATCAGGTTTATCATTCTCTGGTTCTCTCTCTTCTGTTGGTTTTACTGCCTCTTCATAATAAAGAATGATTTGCTTTTGTTGTTCGATATATCTTCTCAACTCTGCAAAGTTTAGTGAAAGGTTCTCATAGTCTTTCACTGAGATGGCAATGTATGCGTCCCCACCGTTTTTCTTTTCAAACTCTGTGACAAACTCTTCATAGTTCTCCTTTGAGACTACATAGATTTTAACGTCATTGAGCTGGACTTGTTTTGGAAAGGGAACTGTTGGAATAGTTCTCTCTACTATCTCTGTTACTGTAACAACTTTAGGTTCTGGTATGAACGTTGAACACCCACTAAGGAGTATCGTTGCCAGTAATAGACTCCAAATCATCCCATAATTTGTTAGTCGCATTTTGCATCCTTTGTTCTATCAAACCTGGCTTCTTATTTGCCAGATGAGTCAGATTATGTTTATTTAGAGTTGAACGTAATTCGTCACCGTATTGTTCTGCCCTCTGCAAATCAGAAGTCAGTTGACTATTCAACTCTGCAATTTTAATTGCATCTGCTTGTTGTTGTGCAATCGTCTCTTGATTGATCTGATTTGCAGTTTCAAGTTTTGCATTGTTCTCACGCAAGGTTGCAATCGTTGCCTGTGTGGTGTCGTAATAATACTTTGCAGCATATGCTACACCACCGAGCATACCAATGATTACAATCATGATGTAGATACGAATCATTATTCAGACTTCCAAATAGTCCATGCACCGTAGGCAATCGCTGCATATGCAACAAGGCCTGCAATTGGTTTTGCGATAAGAACAATCACTCCTAGTGCGACAAGTGCAGCACCATTCCAAGTTGTTCTTTCTTTAACTCTTTCGATAACCCACTTAGTCATTATACTCTAACCTTCCATGAAGTTTCTTTTGGTTTTGGTTCTGGTTTCGGCGTTTCTTCAACAACCTCTTCCACTACCACTTCTTCAGTTGTTTCGACAACAGGTTGTTCAACCTTCTTTGCGGCTCTCTTTTTTCTTTTACCAAACATATGTTTCTCCTATTTGAATTGAAACTTTTGATTAGATGTTGCAAAGTTCTTCTTACGCATAACAGTCTTTGCGACTAAATCTAATTCTTGGTTTTTACTATCCCACTTCAATGCGAATGGCATATTAACGTCTGTTTGCATATCGTTAATTACCGCTTCGGCATCTGGGCCCAACTGTGCAATCTTCTTACCATATTTCTTAAACGATTGTTTAAACATACGAATAAGCTCTGCCACAGTAATTTGTTTCTTGTTACGTTCATCGTTTACTCTATCTAGGAAGTGACGTGTAAACTCAACATCAATCCCTACTGATTTATATAGACGATCTGCATACTTCTCCACACCATCTAAGTCTTGTTTAGAAATCTTTGCATCACCAGCATTAGCATTCAAGTCTGCCATTGGTTTATAATTACCAAATGCATATGAATATGATGATTCGTATATCTCTTTAAATGTTTTCATTATGCATTATCCACTAGAATAATTGTGAAGTCAGCAGATACCGTTGCATTTGATGAACCACGAACTCGCAAGTCAATATCAGTTTTCTCTGTGAATTTTAGAGGAACAGGAAACTCGATTGCCTGATTGCCTTGGTTAAGTGATAATGTGGATGCAACTCTAAATGCACCACCGAATGGTCTTTGATATAACAACAAGTCAACAATCTGGTTCTTAGATGCAGATGTATTGATATTAGTCATATATCCAGTTTTGCCTGCCGGAATAGTATAGAAACATTGTAGAGTCTGTCCATATGCAGCACCAATCTCTGTTACAACTGTTCCACCAATAGATGCCTGAATCTTACCCACATTCGTTACAGTGTTCATAAATGCACGATTTACTTTTGTGAATGATGTGGAACCAGTTACAGGTGTTGTTCCAGTAAGAGTGAATGTCTCTTCTACAAACTCATAGTTTGTATCAAGGCCTTGAACAGTAACATCAGTAACATCAGAACCACTAGAAGAAACTACAGAAAGAGTTCCCGCTCCATGATCCCAATCATATAGTGCAGTTGCAGATGTATCTGCCGCAGTCCATACGGTTGAAAATGTTGATACTGAAGTTCCATACACTGCACCATATTTGTGAACACCAGTATATCCTTCAAGTCCACCAGCAGAGATAATAACGTTAGACGCAGCACCAAATGTATTGATGATGTTACCATCTTGGTCTGCAATCATTACCACTTCATGGTTAGTAGTCTGTTGCGGTAAATATGCGTCTGTTAGTTTACTCCACTGTGCCATTTTTCTTTACTCTCTATTGATTATCATAGTAGGTTTTACTAATCTCACCGCCGATTAGAGTTGTTCCAGAACCAACTTTCTTTCGTGATCTAATATACGTTTGATTTGTTGTGCCTCTGGGTGTAGTGTAACTTCTTACACCAGCAGTGATTGTGCCAGGCGAATCTGGATAGGTATTTGAACGAGTTGCGGCATTGTCATATTCCCAATTACCGTTACTGCCTGGAACTTCTACCCACGCCATCTTACTTCACCTTACTTAATGCAAAGTCAGCAATCTTCATAAACTCGGCCTTCTTGCCGTTCAACATCTTTGCCATCTTTTCTTGGTTTGACTTGTTTACCATGT